ATGAACATTCCCAATATTCTCACGCTGATGCGGGTCGCCTTGATCCCGATCTTCATCCTGCTGTACTACCTTCCATTCCACTGGAGTTATCTTGCCGCCGCCGTGATATTCACCCTGGCCAGTATCACCGACTGGCTGGATGGTTATCTGGCACGCAAGTGGGAGCAGAGTACGCCCTTTGGCGCCTTCCTCGATCCGGTAGCCGACAAGCTCATGGTTGCCGTGGCGCTGGTCCTGCTGGTGCAGAGCCATGGCAACTTCTGGGTCACCGCACCGGCAGTGGTGATCATCGGGCGCGAGATCGTGATTTCCGCGCTGCGCGAATGGATGGCGGAAATCGGTGCTCGCTCGCAGGTCGCGGTATCGAACCTGGGCAAGTACAAGACCACCGCGCAGATGGTCGCGCTGGTGGTACTGCTGGCCAATCCGGCACTTCCGGTAAGCGCCTGGGTCATCGTGGGCTATGTACTGCTGATGATCTCCGCTGTGCTCACCCTGTGGTCAATGGTGGTATATCTGCGTGCTGCGTGGCCGCATCTGCGTCCTGACAGCGGTGAAGAAAATAATAGATAAACTTTTCGAATCAATGACTTGACAGGGCGCTGCAGCACGATAGAATAGGCGCCGTTCCAAAGCGGGAATAGCTCAGTTGGTAGAGCACGACCTTGCCAAGGTCGGGGTCGCGAGTTCGAGTCTCGTTTCCCGCTCCAATTTCGTTGTGCTGCGTTCGCAGCTCGACAGCCCAGTTAGAGGCCGGGTGGCAGAGTGGTCATGCAGCGGATTGCAAATCCGTGAACGCCGGTTCGATTCCGACCTCGGCCTCCAGTATAGAAGCCCCGTAAACACTGCGTTTGCGGGGCTTTTTGCTTTATGCGCTCCGGCAATAATTTCCGCGTTTTCGGCATCGTTTCCGCGTTTGCGTTTCACTTGGTTGGATTTACGACCTCGCCCACTCTGCGATAAACGTCTCGCGTGATCTGCTCTTTGGAGTGACCAAGCAGCCTGCTGGCCGCTGTCAGATCCTCGATTTCTGATGCCGCTTTGGGTCGAATATCGCGGAACTGGAACTGCCGAATACGCTCAGCTAGGCCGGTGTCGCCAATATCATCCGCCGCCCTGGCAGCCAAAGCCCTGGCTTCATCCCATCGATTGCGCAGCATGGCATAGCTCATTCTCAGGCCTGACGGGTTGGTGATCAGCACACTATTGCGGATTCCTGCCAGCGCTCGCCGCTCCAGCAGGCCTTCGATGAAAACGCCCAATCCCGTCAGCGTATCTCCATTTCGCAGGCGCACGCGCAGCTTTTTGCTGGTTTTCCCCTGGGCTACCAGCATGAACTCATCCGTAAGGTCGGCAGTGGTGGGCTTGATGCTATCGGCAGGGCGCTGTCCTGTCAGATAGGCCAGATCCATGGCGTCTTTCAGCTCTTGCACCGCTTGCTCATATACCGCATTCCATGCGTCATCGGCGGCGTAATAATCCCGCGGCTTTTCCTTGTTCCTTCGCACCCTTGAGCAAGGGTTTTCCTTCTCGGTCATACCCCATTCGCGGGCGATATTGAACACATGGGAAAGCAGGGCAATCTCACGGTTTCCTCTGGTCTTGGCCGTCCTGGCATCCCGGTACTGCGCAACCACCTGGGGCGTAATGGCGTCAATGGGGGCATCCCCGAATGCCTTGCGCAGGTTGACCAGCTCTTTCATGTTGTCGCTTTGGGTGCGGGGCGCCTTGCCCGGGATGATCTCTTTTTCGTATCGATCGAAGATCGGACCCATCAACCGCTGGACGTTGGGCACAGTAACGCGCTCGAGCCTTGCCCATTCTGCCTTGGCTTCATCGATATCGGTGCCCAGCGGTATTTCCTTCCGCTTGCCGTTCTCGCCCTTGCTGTTGTAGTAATAGCCCACCCACAGCTTTCCTGATTTCAATTTGCGCTGCCGCCTGAGCATTCGCGGCGGCAGCTTCTGGATAGGGGGTCGCATATCAGTCCACTCTGGATAAATCCAGGCTCCACGGCTCTACGACTGCAGTTTGTTCTGACGGTTTTACACCTGCCAGCTTCAGTCTGGTATATACCCTGCCAACGATGGGCTTGCTGTTGGCGGTGAGTTCATACTTCCAGCCACGTGCGTTGAGCCATTTTATTTGCTCGCTCGAGCGCGTCCTTCCGGTCATTGCGACCAGCTCTGCGTCTTCCAGGAATTCCGATGCGGTAGACATCATTGGATACCTCTCATGCACAAACAGGCCGCCAGCGGTGCCGGCAGCTCATCGGATTGAATTGGGATTCGGTGGCGCCGGCGTCGATCCGGCGTATATGCTGTGTTTTTATACAGTGAATGCACCGCTATGAACTATCGAAAACTCCCCCCTTTCAAGACGGTCACAGACACCGAGTTGCGCGAACTGTGGCGCAAACACCCTGATGGGGATGTGCGCCGTTTGATACTTGAGGTTGTTCGGTCCCGGGGAGTGATCCTGGAGGTTGATGATCTGTATAAGACCATCCATCAGTCATGGCGGAGGACTGTTGGTGGCAACCTTGTAGCACTGCACTTGCTGCAGCGGCTCATGATCGATGAGAAGGATCGGCTAGGTTAGGGGTCATGCTCTACCTCCCACTCTCGCTCACTGGTTGTCGTGGCTGTAATTGGTTTTCCCACTCGCGCAGGTACTCGCTCTCCGGTACCCAATGGGGCGTGATGTAGGGTATTTGCGGGTTCATACCCCGGATACCCCAGTGTCCCGACGCGCCTTCTTCAACAACGTCCGCGCATTCTCGCGTGGCGTACTCCCTGATCTGCGACACCATCCAGTCAATGGCTGCCTCGTAGTCGTAGGCGTGGTAGTTGGTAGCCACTGCGTCATGGGTTATCACGCGCCAGACAAGAACCTTTTTCTCTGACTGGACCTTCTGGATCTGCTGCCCCACTTCGACCTGCAGCTCTTTCAGCTGATCAAGATCAAGGGCTTCAAGGTTATTGGTTGTCATGGTTGGGCTCCTTTTGCAGTGCTGTCAGCGCAATCGCGAACAGCTCCGGGTGATGCTCGTCGAACTTCGGCATGCGATCCGACTCGATCCACTTGCCTCGCTCCTCGGCACGATCCAGCCACTTCTGAGTCCAGATGCTGGGGCTACAACCCTCGGAAGCGATCTGCTGCGCGGTGATGCTCCCCTGCACCCGGAGTCGGGCCAGCACACGCACTGCCGCCTGCTTCCACGGGGTCATCCGAACCGGTGCCGGGACGCCGGCTGGCAGATCAGGCACGGCAGCAGGCACCGCGATGCGCTCGCTCGGGTTCCAGTCCGGAAGAGCTGGTCGCCAGTGGCCGTGGTTGATGCTGGCCTCCTCGCAGCACCCGTCCTCCCATAGCTTGTGCCGGATATTGAACTGCACCCGTGGCACCCGCTCATACTCCCGAGTCTCGGGATTGCGCCGCATATCCTCGCCCACCCATGGAGTCCACACATGGACGCCCAGGCACTCCAGCATCCTCGCGATACCGGCGCTCGCCTCGGTTATGTTGCGAACGATGACCAGCCGGTGGTCTGGCCCACGCGCGCCACTGCTGAACCAGTAGTGCTCAGGCAGGATCTGCTCGGCCACTTTGGCATTGAGCTGCAGCTTCGCCTCCACCCCGATCTGGCGACCCGACTCATGGACCACCAGCACATCGAAGCCGCCGGTTTCCGGGTAGCAGGTCCAGCCCGGCTGCTCGTTGAACTCCGCGATGAAGAATGCGCATAGTGCGGTCTCGGTAGGAATGGCTTCTTTCAGCCTGTCTTTCTGCTTCACGACTCATCACCCCCTTTTCGGTAGGGGGTCAGGGCGGATAGAGTTTGGTTAACGATATCTCGAACTTTTTCTAGCTGGATCCTGAGGGCATCTTCTCCGCCTATACTGTAGCTTGCTTCGTGACGGCATCGAGCCAGCGCCTCCACCAGCTGGGTAACGTCTGCAGCTGGATTTTGCTTGTTGACCAGCTCTGTCACCTTGGCACGCAGGTTGGCGTAGCATCCCCTTCGGATCTCATCTCGGCCATGCCAGTACCGGCACTCATCGTCGATAAGGCCGATGATCTGGGCTATCACACTCTGGACCGGCTGCTGCTCTACAGGCTGCGGGTCAGCCGTAAAATACAACAGCTGGTCCCCGTTCTCCCAATCGCAATTCAGCTCGGCAATGTGGCGATCCCCATACAGTCTTGGCATCTTGCCGGGGTACTGACACCCCCAGCCTGACCAAGCCACCGGCCCTCCCTGCACATCGGGCAAAACCAACATGTCGTATACCAACCGGTCAAGACGTTTGGCGTGCTCAGCATCTCCTTCCTGCACGGAGTTGTATTTTTTCTGCCAGTGCAAATCCCGCACAGCGCGCACCGCATCGCGGAACATACCTACCGGAACCAGTTTGTAATCAGTCATCACACACCTCCAACAGCCACCAGCAGCGTCCCCGCCGGCAGCGATAATCCTTCCGAAGTCAGAGCCACCCGAACGCCCTGCGGCCCGTGCTTGATTTCACCGGCAACCGCCGTTCGGGCAGCTGCTGCCTGCGCCTGGTAGTGGTCCTGCCTGAATGTCTCCAACTGGGTGCGCAGCTGCTTGTTCTCGCGCACCAGCTCCTCGTAGCGCTCAATCATGGGAGCCTCCCTCGCTGTCTATGCCGATTGGATCGAAGCCGCAGGATTCATCGAAAGTCGGGTACTCCAAGTAATTCGGCGTGGCCGGGTGCCGTGGCGGCGCCCCTTCCTGTTCAGCCCGACGCTTGTCAATGGCGCGCTGGCGCACTGCATATGCCAGCTGGAATATGTCGTCGCTGGACATCTGATCTGTCAGGCGGTCCAGGGCTTGGGGTAGGGCATTCATGCGGCCTCCTGTAGCGCGGTGATGATGTGCGATGCCGGTATCGGGCAAACGGCATTGCCCAGCAGGTGCACGGCCAGCCGGTGGCTGTCCGGTAGTTGGTAGGTATCAGGGAATGTCATTGCATCTCTGCACTCGAAGCGGCCCAGCATCCGCATGCGGTCGCCGTCGACGATGGCCCAGCGGTCGCGGGTGGTGATCGTGCCGATGGGGCGGTCCAGGCTGCGTCCGGTCAGTCCTGAGCCGCTGCCGTAGTAGGGCATGATGAACCGCTCGCCGAACCGCTTGCGTCCGGCCTTGACGCGCTCGATCGTCGCCTTGGCGCGCCCGGGCTTATCAATGGCGGACCATGTGCCCTGATCGAAATCCACGAATGCTCGCGCCGGGATCTGTTCCAGCTGCGGAAGCTGCAACATGAGCGGGTTGCTAGATCGAGTCAGCACCAGGAACATCCTGATGCGGTTCTGAGGGGCGCCGAGATTTGCGGCATCGATGACGTGCGGCGCCACCTGGTACCCCAGAGCGTTCATCGCGAGCTCCCAGGGGCGGTACAGCTGCCAATCCAGGAACTCTGGCACGTTCTCAACAAGGATTGCCGCGGGCCGGTGATACTCCGCAGCAGACACCACTGCCCAGGCGGTCGATCGGCTTGCGTCGTGTTGCGGGTTGCCGTGCCCCTTGCCTCGGGCCTTGCTGTGGCCCTGGCAGCAGGGGCTGGCCAGCATCAGGTCATGCGCCGGCACATGCTCCCACTTGGCTTGGTGCAGGTCCTGGCAGACGTGCTTGGCGCCGGGGTGATTGACTGCATGCCACTCGACGGCGTCGGGCCAATGGTTGGCAGCCCACACCACCTGGCAGCCGGCAAGGGTCGCGCCGGTGCTGAATCCTCCTGCACCGGAGAACAGATCGATCACTCTCATGATTACCTCAGAATGAGACACTGCGCCGCCATGCCGCGTGGTGCACGGGGCGAGCGTCAGCTATGGTGTGAATGCTTGGGTCGAATCAAGCGGGGAGGGGCTGCTGGGATAGAGCCCCTTCGTTATGTCAGGCTTCGCAGAGACCATAGATGCTTGAGCACGCCGGCGGGCTGCCAGCCATCTCGCCGATCAGGTCGAGCTGCCGTCCGCCGCGTGCGGTGGATGCCCACTCGACCATGCGGCGGATGCCGTGCGTTTCATGATGGATGGCATCGGTGGCTATGACCGTAGGGTCGTTGACTGCCGGGAAGAAGGTCGAGCATCCGCGCTTGCTGGCCTGGCTGACTATCTGTTCCCACCTCTCCAGCCGCTCAATGACCTCTGGAAAGCGAGCGGCAATAGCGCCCAGCTCGCCTTTACGGCAATTGACGCAAGGCATGCAGCCGACACGACCCATACCCATCTCGTAAAGCGGGTTGTGTTTGACGCCGTGCCGCCGGTGGAACGCAAACACATCATCCGCCGTCCAGCTCAGGATTGGGCGATAGGCGAACACACGTTGAGCGTCAGGCTCGATACCCTCGCGCTCCACCGCTGTTGAGCGGTCCAGGGATTCATCCCAGCGGATGCCCTGCCAGCTCTCTATAGTTGCTGCCGGGTCGCGTAACAACGGCCATATGATCTGATCCTGAATCGGCAGCACCTTGAGTTCGCCGGTGCAGAATCGCGCCTTGCTGGACGGGAAGCGGCCCTTCCAAATACACATGTCCAGGAACGGATTGCCCGTAGGGTGTAGGGTGTCCAGTGCTGCCTGGATGATGTGCTCGGGCACACCTTCGTGGCGCCACTTTGTCTGCACTGTGTCGCGCTTGCGGGCTATTTGCCGGCTGAAATCGGCCTTCACCCGGGTGATCACCACCCCCAGGCGCTGCTCCAGAGAGTCCAGGTACTCATAGGTTAATGCGTGCTCATGCCCGGTGTCGGCAAATACACACTGTAGGTTTTCCACCTCGCGCTCGACAGCGAGCAACAGGGTGGCGGTGCTGTCCTTGCCGCCGGACACGCTGATGACGTTGCGGATCATGGTTACCTCAGAGAATGCCGGCCAGTTGCCCAGCCTTCGGATATGGTCGGGAAACCGGCATGGGGCCGGCGGATACTTAGGCCCAATCGGGCAAGGAGTTAGGTATGAAGATTCTGCTGATTGCTTTATCGCTGATGATGGTGAGCTCAACGGTGCTGGCCCATGGTGGCGGATGCCGGAAGAGTTCTCCGCCGGGCCAGTGTTGCCACATGGACAACAGTAAGGGTACCGTCCACTGTCATTGATCTAGTCTGGGGCGGCCATCAGGCCGCCTCCTTCTTCGCTCCCTCAATCACCCCGCCCTCAATCCACACCTGCTGCACACCCGACGGCACCTTCGCCATTGGTGCTTTCATGGTCCCCGCCATGAACGCCTGCTGTAGGGTGCCGTCCCGCGTGGCACCGATCAGCAGCTTGAGTGCCTGCGGTCGCGATGCCGGCTCCAGAACATCGAACCGATCCAGTGCAACGAAGCTCAGCCCCGACAGCTTGGCGATGGCCACGGCCAGCAGGGTGTCCACCCGCCACTTCTCCGACTCGGACAGCAGCCCATACAGACGGCCTGCATACTCGATGTCGATATCAGCGTTGATCGATGCCTGTTGCCATCCGGCACGGGCTGACAGATCGGCCAACAGCTCGTTCACCGGACCGATTGCTTCGGCCAGGATCTGCGATGGTATGCCGGTGGGGCTCAGCTGCTCGGCAATTGCAGTCCAGCGCTGAACCTCGGCGTGATATTCCGCTGCATCGGCGATGATCTTCTGGTGCTCGGCGGCGGCCTTGAATGCCTCGGACAGAGCTTCATGTTTTGCCCGGGCAGCGTCGCGTTGCTGGCGCAGGTCGCCGATCAACTTCTCGGCATTCTCGATTGCGTCCGCCGGCGGTACGGTTGCCTGCGATTGCTGCAGCTCTTCCAGCTTGGCCGCTGCGCTGTTTGCCTCGTCCAACTCCCGCTGGCAGACCTGCAGCTTGGCGGTCAGGTTCTTCACGATGGTTTCAAACTTGCTGACGTTCTTCGCCACCTCTGCCGGGTCATGCTTTGAGTCGCCTTCTTCCTCGAAGCCGTACTCCGCCCGGTATTTGTCCATGGCGGGGCGCATCCGGTCGCAGGCCCGGGTGTTGAACCAGGGCACAAGTCCGCCCCGGTCACATTGATAACCCTGCGAGCTGTCGACGATCTCCTCGAACGACGACAGTGCCCGAGCGATATCGTGGATCAGCCCCTCGCGCCGACCGCCGGTGGCCATGGCCCTGGTTGCGTCCAGGGTCTTCTGCCAGTGATCCATATCAGCCCGGGTCTGATCAATGGCTTGCTGCCGCTGGTCACGCTTACCGGCCATCTCGGTCAGTTCGGCGATGCGCTGCTGGTGCTGTGAGACCTGCTCGGCGGCACGCTTGTGACCGCCCAAGGTCTCTGTGGCATCGGCCAAGTCCTGCTCCAGCGCTGCCAGCTTCTGCGCAGCCTCGGCAATGTGATCTTCCTTCACGCCGGTGACCGGTGTTTCCGGCTCCCAGCCCTCGGCCTTCTCGCTGCCGTAATTCTCGCCTGTCAGGGCCTTCCACGCGCCCCGGGCTTCGCTGGCGTACGACTTGGCCTGGTCAGCAGCAGCCGGGAATCCAGACCGCAGCAACGGTTTTACCTTCTCGACCATGGCGGGGAGGGCGCCTGCATCGATCAACCGCTGGCCGATGGTGTTGGGGTTGACGCTGGCGCCGGTCAGCTCGAACAGCATGCGCCGGCGCTCTTTGCCGTCCAGGGCAGCGAAGCGGCTGGCATCCAGCACAAAGGGCAGCATGCTGCTGTCGGTCATGTGCACACCCTTGCCGCTGGGCAGGGTGATGCCGAACTCGCCGTCTGGCGTCAGCACGTACACGGCGCCTTTCTTCTTGCCCTCGGTGACCAGTTGGCCCAGTTCTTTTTTCAGACTGACACGGCGGGGCTGTCCGGTGAGGGCGATTGCGATGGCGTCGAGCAGGCTGGACTTGCCCGCGCCGTTGCCGCCGGATACCAGGACCAGCGGCTCAGATACAGCAAGGGCCGCGTGCTGCAGCCCTTGGAAATTGCTGATGTCGATGTGATTGATCTGCATGGGGGTTATCCTCCCAGATACTTGAATTCGTAATCGGCGATGGTCTGCAGCACCTTTGCCGAGGGCACGCCGGTCCACTTCTCTATGTCCGCACGGCTGGCGCCACCCTCGACCATTTCCTTGATGACCAGGACCTGGTCGAATGAAACGGCGGGGTTCTTCACGTTCGCGGTCGGGTCTTCGCCAGCGGCGAGCAGGTACCGCTTGAGTGCGGGTTGTGACGTTCGGTAGGCCTTGGCCAGAGCATTCAGCGTTGCGCCGCGGCGGTGCTTGCGGATGATCTCCGGCATGTTCGCCTTCATCTTCGCTTCCAGCTGTGCCCGGGCCTTGGCGGTTGCTCGGCTGCGGTGCTGCTCACCGCCGAACAGGCCTGGCGCATCCCGTTCTGTGATGCCGATACGCTGAATCTTCCCACCAGACTGCAGGAACGCAGCCATGGCGTCCTGCACCATGGCCCGCTCTGCCAGCTTGTCATCCGGTACGTTCTGAACAAGCAGCATCTGGCATTACTCCATGTTCACATCCAGGTCATTCAGCGCAGCAATGACCCGGTAGACGTTGTCGTCTGGCGCCTCGGCTTCCTCGGCCAACTCGATCACCTTCTCATCCAACAGCATGATCAGCAGGCGCTTGGCGTCATCCAGGCTGATGGCGAAGCGTCTTTGCAGCCTGCCGGCATCAACGACAGATAGGCGCGACGCAACAAACCGACAGACATCGCCGAAGGTGTGACCGCCGAACTTCTCAACTTCAAGCAGCGGTACAAACTCGGCGTCTACCACATCGCCATCGCTGACCACTTCCCGGCTGCCGTTTGAATTCATCGCGGTTACTACTCCACGCTGTTCCATCAGCTCGATGAGCCGGGCGGCGCGGTTGTACCCGATCTTGAGCTTGCGCTGAACAGCAGAGATCGAGGCGCGACGGGTCTCGCGAACGAACTGGACGGCTTCCTTGTACAGCGGGTCCTCACCATCACCCCAGGCGCCATCCTCGCTCATATCCCTATCACCGCCATTCAGGTCCATGGGGTGCTGGTCTGGGTCGGCCTTGACCTGGTCCACGCCGTCGAGATAGTCATGGGCGGCGGTATCGCTCAGTTCGTGCCGGCCTTCTTCCCGCGGATCGATAACAAATACCGCCTTGATCTTTTCCTTGTTGGTGACCTGCTCCAGCTTACCGACCAAGGTTGTGCGATCTGCACCGGCAATGGTGTAGACCGCCCGGCCTACGGCATGGGTGATCTGCGATTGCAGGCGTTCGATTACATCTGTCTGGCGCTTTTCGTTCAGCTTTTGCCACACATCCGGCATGATGCGGATTTCCTGCAGCAGGCCTTCCAGCAGGCTCCGGCCCAGGTTCTCGGCGGCCAGGTGCATGAAATGTTCGTTGTGTTCGTTCATGGTTTGTCCTATCGATCGTTGGCTATGCGCTCGAGCTGTTGCTTCTGCGCGTCACTGAGAAAGCCGCGTTTGCCGTATTGCTCGTACCGGTCTTGCATGTCCGCCGCGAACTGTTCTTCCCAGTCGTTGGCGGCATTCATGCGGGCGTCTTCGAGCAGCCCCTCGAACTCGGTGATGTCGGGGTAGTGGTCCTGGATCTGCGACATGGGTGCTACTCCATGTCGAGATCGAAGTCATCGTCCTGCTGCTGGGGCTGCGGGTCAGGATCGGGCTTTGATTGCTGACGCTGGGTTTGGCGCGGCTTGGTCTGCTGGGCTGGCTCGGGGTCGGCCTGCCTGATCTCGCCGGTGGTGGTATTGATGGTCTCGCCGGGCTGATGGTCGATGGCCTTCTCGTTCTCAGGGGTTTTGTCGACGCGCTCGGCGGTGCGCAGAGCTTCAATATCCACCGAGAACTCTCCGTTGGCACCGCGGCCAGCGTCGTATACGTCGTGGATCTCTTCCTGCGTCTGCAGCCCCATGCCTAGATCCGGCGCGTAGGCCCGTTGCCAGAAGGCTGCGGCACGGTAGATGAACATCTGGTCAGGCATGGTCTTCCACTTGCTGCCGTTCTTGCTGGCCCAGCCCTCGGCGTTGACCATTGCCCAGTCGACCCAGATACCATCCAGGCGCTCGCCGGTTTCGCGCTCGATAGCCCAGGCACGGCAACCATAGTCGGAGCTGCCTTTCTCGCCGCGCCACTCATAGCGCAGGGTGCTGTAGCGGCCGCAGGTGTTGATGGTGGCGATCAGGAACTTGCTGGACCAGCCCGGGGTGCCGTGCACGATGTAGAGGTTCTGCATTACCTGAATCGGGTTGGCGCCCATACGCTGCGCCATGTCCAAGGCAATCATGCAGTTGGCCAGATTGCCCTGGTACTGCTTGGGTACCAGGTCAGCGGTAGAGAAGGCCTTGGCGATCCGTTGCATCAGCTCGAAGCCGTCCAAGTTGAAGAAGCCGATCGAGGTCGGCATCTGTGCTGGTTTCTGTTGCTGCTTTTGCAACTGCTGCAGTGTCGCGGACTGACTCATGGTGAGTTCCTCTTGGTAGTGCGTCGATTTCTGTTTTGCTCAGTCCGGGTTGCCCAGCGGCAGTTGCCCGGCTCGTAATTACCATCACCGTCTACTCGGTCGATGCTGCGGCCTGGTGGCCGTTCGCCCATGTCGGCAAGGAAGCATTCAAACTCAGTCCACTGCGGGCAAACGACGATGCCGCGCCCGCCGTAATCCTTGTACTGCCGATGCTTTGGGTCATTGCAGCGGGCAAGCATGGCTCGCCAGCTGTTGTAGGTGCGGGTCTTGTAATACCCGTGGCGGTACTGATGGGCCGCCATCCGCTCCGCTCTGGCGCAGCCGCAAGATGTGGTGTCACCCTTGCGAAGCGAAACGCCGCGCACCTTCTTGGTAGTGCCGCAGTCGCAGCGGCATTCGTAGGCTGTGGCACCACCAATGCTGTCGGTCTGATTGAGCACCAGCAGACGACCGAAGCGCTTGCCTTCCAGCTTGATGCGTTTCATAGCTGCTCCGTTATTCGTGATAAGGGCACGTCGCCCAGCGCGGGCAGTACCGCTCCGAGCAGGTGAACGATTGAGGGTTGGGTGGGAACAGGCCGGTGCGGAACATCTCGGCGCCGATCTGGATCAGGCCGGGGTAGTTCTCGGTACCGACCATCAGCTCGCGGGCGCCGATGATTTCGCCGCTCCCGGCCTCGGGCTTGCCCTTGGTTTTCAGACCGATGATTTCTGCCGGCGAATCGATCTGATTGCCGGTGGTGTGTTCGTACAGCAGCTCATAGGTGCCGATCTGCGGCTTGTGGCCCTGGGTCTTTGCGACGCCTTTTGATACAGCAGCGGCCCCGGTCTTCAAGTCCGCAATGCCAACGCCGTGGCTGTCGCGCTTGATGCGTGCCCGGTCCAGGGTGCCGGTCAGCCGGATCACCACGCCGCCACCGCAATCGATCTCCAACGGCTTGGTTTCCAGCTCCACCGCCACGAAGTCGTAGTTCGGGCTGACCTCGTTGCAGTACAGAGTGTGCAGGGTCAGGCCAGTGGCCTCGGCTTGTTTGATGGTGATGTCGCTGCCGCGCCAATCCACGTCATATTCGGGCTGATGCAACGCTTCGATGAAGTACTCCGCAGCGTCATACGCTGACAGCTCCTCACCGTTGACCCTGGCCGCGTCGAATGCGCCGGTGCTGGCGTGAATGGCGGTACCGAGCAGGGCGTGGGGGCTGCTGGGCGATTTGATACCCAGCAGGTGGACGCCCTGCCACTGATACGCGCAGTTGAACAGCGAGCCCCAGGAGCTGGCCCGGACGGTGATCACGCTCATACCGCAGCGCTCCGGGGCTCCTCCGCCTGCAATGCGAAGTAGATCAGCGCGCAGCCTTCGGCATCGGCCCGGGCACGGTGGGCGCCCTGCAGGTCCTCGCCGGTGAAGTGCCGGTAGGCCTCCGCCAGGGTCGGGTTCTTGTACTTGGTGAAGCCGGCCCGGATCATCTTCTCGGTGGGCGGGCATTTCACCAGGTCGCGGGTAGCATTCATCGTGCAGAACCCGCTACCAGCCTTGTACGCTTCGGCGGTGTCCTCGCCCCGGTACCGCATCAGCGCAATGCGCATGATTCGATCGTCAAACTGACGGTTGTGAGCAACGCGCAGACCAGCGCGTTCGTGGATTGCCATGAACCCGTCCAGCGCTTCGGACTCCGGCATACCGAGGTCCATGGCCATTTCGGTGGTGATGCCGTGGATAGCCGCCACCTCGTCTGGGATCACCCAGCCATCGGGACGGATGATGGTCTCGAACGAATCCACCAGGGTGCCGGCGTCGTCGTAGAGCAAGGCAGCAACGTCCACCAGGTGGGGCTGGATTGGGTCGTTGCTGGGCAGTTTGAACTGGGGCAGACCAGTGGTTTCCGTATCGAAGAAGTAAATCAGGGACATGACGATTCCTTGCCGCTGCTGCGGCTGGTTGATGTTGATGAGGAAATGCAGGTGCTGCAGGAGCAGCGGAAAAGTGCAGGTGGTGCTGGTCAGCCGATCAGGTCAACCAACCCCCAGGCCGTGAAGATCACGCCCCAGAAGGCGAGAAAGCCGGCAGTGTTATGGCAGATGCGGCGCAGCATGGGAGGCTCCTGCAATGCGTCTGGCCTCGGCCATCAACCAATCCGATGGCTCGGCGCTGTGATCGATGACGGCGACCAGGTGGCTGATGAGGCTGCCGAGGTGCTCGATGGTCCGCCGGTCGCGCCGTCGCAGCATGACGGTGACCTGCTCATGCAACCGCTGGGCCTCGCTCAATTGGTCATCGGTAATGCTGGGTACCGGGCTGTTCATGTTGCGTCTCCCAGCGCAATCGCCGCGGCTGCCAGCAGCAAGCCGAGCGGGATGGACACGTAGACCGCGCCGAGAGTGGCGACAACCAGGCCCAATGAAATATTGAAGGCTCTGATCATTGGCTCATCTCCCATTGGTAAATGGCCGCGTCGGCCCGGTCGGCCTTGATTGCCGCGGCAAACTCGGCCCGATCTTCCGGGCTGCCTGGATCAAGGCCCTCGGCTTCCATGGCCTCATCGAACGCGGAGTCATCGTCCGGCTCGGCCATGTCGTAGGAAAATTGGTTGAAGTACATGCTTGCCTCCTGCAGTAGCCACAGGCCGGACGCCCGCATGCCCCGTACGTTCAGGGAGTGGCCGGGCATGGGAAGTCGGGCGTCCGCCTGTGGCGGCTGGTGGTGGGGAAGGGTGGCCGCTTACGCCCGGCCAGTCGCATCGAATCGCCCCGGTGATGAGCCGATGGGGTCAGCAGCAGTCAGATGCCCACCAGATACCGCTGGTGGGCCCGGGCAGGCCTCTCCCTGCAGTCAGCGGTCTTGCCGGCTCTCCCCGGGTCCGGGGGCTGGGGCAGACCCGCGCTGGCAATGCTTCCCGGTGCCACCTCATCGAAGTGGCACGAGGAAATCTGTTATCCGATGCAAATATTTCCACCACCAGGCTCTTCAATGTTTCTCAGCATTTCCCGCTGTAGCTCGCCGATTGCCCAGGCAGCAGCCATAATTGCCACCTCCCGGCAAGAGGCGTTGTCCGCATCGAATCCGACCACTTCAATGCCGTCAGGGCTGACGATCACTGATCCATGCTTGATGATCTGCATCTTCTCTACGTTGTCATGCGCCATTGTGTTTCTCCTCTTGGTTTCCCGGATGGCACCGCTCTGGATGCCATCGAGGAAACTCTCTGTGCCTCCGTTAAACCACGGTGGGCTTGGCTGCCTTTCGGCTTCTCGGGGAGCCTGTGGCTCCGACAGCCGGTCACGCGGGTGTGCTACCGGCACTCACTTTTCCAGATCGACGCTGCACTGGCGGGGTGAGGCTTCCCCTGTACCGGATTCGGGCTCCGGCTCGCTGCCCTGGTGCGCGGTGTTTTGCGCTCTTGAAACCAAATATAAGCATGCTTATCTACAGTGTCAATAAGCGCGCTTATATTTTGTGTGGCGCGTTGACGGTTCACAGAAGGGAGGCCGCTAAATCGCAGGCACAAAAAAACCGCCGAAGCGGTTGGGGGGCATGCACAAAAAGCCCGCGCGGGGCGGGCTTAGAACTCACATCTACTGATGGATAGGTAACTTAAGTTGCGAGCCGGAACGTCGGTGCTCAATGACCTCCAGAACCTGATACTCAGCCTTGAGCTGATCACCGGTCAGCGTTTTACGCTCCAGAAGTCGCACCCGGAGAATATCGCCTTTTGCGAAGCGCTCTTCATTGATTTCAATACGATTGAGAAAAACGGGGTCAGTAATCGAGGCGTAGAAGGTAGCGGCACCATCGTAAAAACGCCACTTGTTTTCGTCTCGAAAGGCGATATTCACTAGCTGCAGGCTGGCGATTCGCTCGCTTTCCTCCAGGGTCTCCTCCTCCTGTTCAGGAGCAACGAAGGAGGCTGCATCTTCCTTTGTCGCTACTGAGAAATCTGTTTCGCCTCTGCGCACCGCGAAGTAATCAATACCTGGGCGTTGCAATGGTGTGAAAACCACGTCTTGAAAAGCTTTTCGCAGACGCCAATTCCTGAACAATTCCAGAACCCGCTGCTCAGTCTCGAAATGCTCGTTGTCGCAATAAACTCGCACGACCCCTTCAGAGAGAATCTCGACATTTGTAATGCGCCGATTTCGCACCCACCGAATGAGCTGGAAGACACCTTTAGTGCCGTTATAACCGAGCCCGAGCAAGCCAACCAGGTTGAGAGCCGCGACGACTGGCGCACCGGCAAACAGATCCTGAGCTTGCTGCATAAGGCTCTGGGTGACAGCAATATCAATCGCAAAGCAGCCCGTTTTGAAGGACCCTTTCACGCTTACAGCAATCTTGCTCTTGCCGTGGTTAAGCGTGGCGTTCGTTTCCTCAAGCAGGTCTCCAAGCGCCAGCAAAGCAGGCGCAAGGTCGCGAACCTCCATTTCATGCGAGGCAAGGGCGGGGCCGTCATATACAATTTGAAGGGATGCTGTGCTCATGTCGTCTATTATGTCGCCCGGGCCTGAGTCTCGTCCATCACCCGAAGAGCCGTCGTCACCGGGTTTTGATTTCTGAGGGTCTTGAACACTTGATTCTAAGGTGGAGCTGGCCGCTTCAGAATGGCGCTCGGTAGCAGAGTTTGCCAGTTCGTTTTCCGGTTGATCCTGCGACGCGAACTCTTCTGTGCTGATTGGCTCTCGCTGCTTGCTCATTAGCTCTCCTTGCCCTAAGCGCTAAGTTATTTGGTTGCCAGCCACGCAATAAGCGACACGAGACCAGCCAGCATCGTTCCGGTGATTAGCATTGACTGCAAAACGGCTCTGATCGTCATCCGTCCGAGACCTGCATACCAACGGTCGATCTCGTGCTGTGGTATGCCACGGTCGCGCATCGCGTTGGCTTCAGCAGCCGCCCGCTGAGACAGGAAGTAAAACGCCACTCCTCCAGCCAGCAGGTACGAGCCAACGAAAATCCATAGATACATCATGTGGCTATCCTTTCCTGATCACATCCGTTTACCGTCAATTCCATGGGCTAACGCTCATACTGCTCCTGAGTGGCTTCAGTGCTGCTTTCCATTCGCTCCTTGAACTGTGACAACAAGCGCTCAATCGATTCCAGATCATCGTCCGAATGTAGATAGCCTTCTTCAAGTAATCCGTAGAGACATTCAAGGATGAGTTTTACCTTGGTAGGTAGCCTGCTGGGATTCTCTTGGAGCGGTTGAGCTTGCTTTCGAAACCAGCGCATCGTCTGCTTTAGTTCCGCCCGCCAGCTCTCTGAGAGGCGTTCATGCTCCTCGATTTCTAGGTACATGCGTGAGAAGAGCGCCATTACGGATTCGTTGGAGTCGCCGTTATGGATCAAGTCGTTGATATCTTCCGGGCTTAGATTCTCCCTCTCCATGAACTGATTTACGAGTTCCTTGGGCAGCATGAGGAAGCCACGATAGAGCATCATGTACGGATTGACGCCGCTCACCCCACCAAACTTTATGGCCCGCTCGACTGGATCCAAGAGCTGCCTCCCCTGAAATCTGGGGCGCTCACTCGCAGGCACGATCTCCATGGAACCTTGTCCGGTTTCCAGCCAGTAGGGATCCACACCACAAGCGCGGGCCAATCTGGCGGTGTGCGACGATTTCAGATTCACCCCTCTCTCGATCTGAGAGATGAGCGGCTGCTCGACGCCAGCCTTCTCGGCCAGCGCCTTCTGCGTCAGCTGTGCGTGCCGCCTAGCGGCTTTGAGTCTTTCAGATAATTTCATATGGCGAATCTATAAGCGACCTTATGTGCTTGCAAATAAGAGTGCTTATTCCTAATATATAAGTGTGCTTATTTTTGAGGCGTACCCATGACACCTATCGAACGCCTGGTCTCTCACTTTGGCGACCAGACCAGAACAGCAAAGGCGCTCGGCGTCTCGCAACCAGCAGTTTCTTATTGGTTAAAGGGCACCTACACCATGTCTGCAGAGACCGCTTTCAAAGCGGAAACCCTTACCGAAGGCAAGATCACAGCAAAGGAACTGCTGGGCATTGCCGAGTCGGTCGCCTGACATGAGCGATCCAATCCAATCGGAGACAGACATGAACGAGAGAACAGAAGGCAAGCGCGACTTGTCGGCCCGCAAGGTTGAGATGGCCCGTGCGATCGGCAAGGTAAACGAGGTGGTATTCAGCGCCATCTCGAACATGTCCGACGAGGAAGCCGGCAAAGGGGTTACCCCTTCGGAAGAGCGGCCGGCACTGACTTCATATGAAGAGCAGGTGGCGCGTGACTTGTTCATCCAGGTGTTCCCGGATCTGGTGCGCGGAGTGCCGCACTCCTCTTTGAAGGAGGCGACGGAGAAGACCGTCGCCGCCTTGGTTGCAGGCATTACTGCTCTTCGTGAAGCGTCCGGTAGTAAGCCGTGATGGCCTTGTGTAGATCGATGAGCTCCAAGGCGTACCGCTCCCCATGGTGCATTTGGCCGGTTTTCCCGGCCTCGATCATTGCCAGCAGAACTTCCTGTGCAGCAGCTTCGGGCATTGCTTTCGGACAGATTGCGTTGGACATCGGAACCTCCTGGTTCGCTTCGTTGTGTAGGAGCTTCAAAGCCTACCAGCGGGGTTCCGATCTTAATAGCAGAGTGATGGCGCATTACGTACCGTCCTCGGGTGGTGGTGTATGTCGAAGCAATTAAGCCCCGACCAGGCCGCACAGGCACGCAAGAACTTCGGCCAAGTCATGCGGCGTCTTGCATCTGTCGGCAACGGACCGGTTGCGCTTGCAGTCGATTGCGACGAGGCGACCATCAGCCGGATGAAGCCGGAGAAGTTCCAGCAGTTCGCTGAAATCCTCGCTGTGCTGGATCTCAAGATCGTTCCGGTGGAAATGCGTTGCTTCAATGAGCAGGACATCGCCATGTTCATCCATGGATCGAAGCGTTGGATGGAGCACATCCAGGGCATCGACTCGCTGGAGAGTGACTGACGATGCCTGCTTTCCAGATCAACGACGACGAGCGCGAGGCCATGAGAGGTTTGCCGATGCTTGCACGTGAAGCGTACGTGTTCGGTATCAGGCCGTTCATGGACTACGCCACCGGCGTTGTCGGGATCAAGCGGGGCATATCCTGGAAGTCCATTGCGGAAGAGCTGTATGTCGATCCGCATCAAGGGATCAAGGGCGGCGAGCCCACAGAAAAAGAGCTTCGCCGAGCACTGGTCTGGCTGCAAAAGGTTGGATTGCTCAGCGACAACATGGAGAAGCGGCGCCTCGTTTTCAAGCTTTTGAAGGCATCACAGGATAAATCCGTCCGAAATAAAGTGGGCAGGAAGTGGGCAGATGAAGCGGGCAGTTATGTGGAACCCCTGAAACCCAATGAATACGATGCCTTGCCGGAAGAAGAGGGCAGAGAAGTGGAAGGGTGTGAAACGCCGAAAGTGGGCACACCTCCGGTATCCGGTAATACATACACACAGCATAACGCGCGCGTGCGCGAGATCGATCCCTGCACACGCTTCTCGATGACGGACTGCTGGGAGCCAGCTCCCAACACCTTCACTGCTGTCCTGCATCGCAATGGTCTGAGCAACGCCAGCCTGAATCCTGACCTGCTACTCGAGTTCCGTTCGTACTGGATTGCCCAGCCCGACAAACACCACACCCAAGCGCAGTGGGAGCACAAGCTCGCGCAGCAGCTCAAGCGTAATCACCAACATTCCGAGGGGGCTACCCATGAAACCAATCGACGAAATGCTCCGCGGCGTACGCGAAACGCTATCGACGTCTACAACGACAACAACTGGTGACCCCATGCCTGAGAACGTGGTGGAAATGGATCAGCGTGTACGCTCGGCAGTGAACAGGGTGTTTGCCACCCTGAAAACCTCGTACCCGGCGTGGTACGAGAAGCACTACGGCGCTGCCGAGGCTGAGCGACTGGCGAAGCGCGTCTGGATCACCGGCATTCGCGATCTGACCGACCAGCAGGTGAACCAAGGGCTGCAGCGCATGGTGCTGGAGTCCGAGTATCCGCCGACGCTCCATGTGTTCATCGCCATGTGTCGCCACGTTGAGGGGCTACCATCGGCGGTAGCGGCCTGGCACCAGGCGCTGGAAGGCCGCTATGAGCATGAAGCTGTGAAGGTGGCCGCAAAGCTGACCGGCGTGTTTGAGTTGCGGCAGGCTCGGCTGAACGATCGCGCACTGCAGAAAATATTCGATCGCCATTACCAGATCATCTGCCGGCGCGCGCAGAACGGCCAACCACTGGAATCTGAGGTTCACATCGGCATCGGCCACGACAGCCAGAAGACCGAGGCCGAGCTTGCTCAGGAACACGCTGAGCAGCTGCTACACGCTCGAATCGAGGCGCAGGGTATACCCAGGGCAGGGGGCGAGGCTCGAAAGCTGCTGCTGGCGCGTATGGGGCTGAATCGTGCAGATGGGGAGGTGAGGGCGTGACGGTGATTTCGTTTGTGGTACCCGGCAACCCCCAGGGCAAGGGGCGGCCCCGTGTGGGCAAAGTCGGCGGCCATGCGCGGATGTTTACACCGCAGAAAACCGTGGCTTATGAAAACCTGATCGCGATGGCTGGTGCCGAGGCAATGCAGGGCTGTGCGCCACTGCAGGGCCCCGTCCTGCTTGAAATGGCAATGATTCATGGCGTTCCAGCGTCGTGGTCGAGAAAGCGCCGTGAGGGCGCTCTGGCGGGCGACATCATGCCGACTGTGAAGTGTGACGCAGACAACTGCCTGAAAGCGGTATGCGATGCGCTCAACGGTGTCGTTTGGCGCGATGACACCCAGGTGGTCAACGTGATGCTGACCAAGCGGTATGGCGAGGTTCCCGGCGTGAAGGTGCGCATTGTGCCGCTCGATGCAGAGCCTGCCCAGGGCATTGCTAAAACCACAGAAAACCACAGGTCGGGGGTGAGGGCATGAGCGTGTATCGGGATGCCGGGCATTGCATCGCCCGGGTGATGAGCATCGAGACCAACACCTGCACCCCGCAGTCAGCGTGGCAGAAGCGGTATCAGTCTGGCTTCCCTGAGCTGCCGCCGCCGGGTTCTGGTCTGAGCGCTGAGGAGCGGCTGACGCAGGACGCCATGACCCGGGCGCTGATCCATCGTGAGCTGCACCCGCAACAGTGGGCGGCGATGGTGGCCAAGTACAGCATCAACGAGTGGGAGGTGATCGCGGCGGTGGGCTATCTGGTGCGCCAGGTTGAGTCGCCCGCGCATCAGCTGTTCGTGACCAAGGCGGTGACTGCGTGGGCAGTGCCCCGGCGGTTGCCTGAGTCGTTCTACCTGCTGCACACCTGGGACAATGAGGGCACGCCAGACCGGACCTTGCGCCGCTGGCGGGGCTCGGTGAATCGCTGGCTAAACGATCGAGTGGACGAGGCGCACGGTGTCGTCGAGGTCCTGCTGAAGCTGAATGGACTGCTGATCGGCGAGGCGGCTTGACAGTGAATGGCCGAATGGCCATCATAAATGCCATCTTGTCAGTTCTGCGCCTGTAGGATTGACGAGCATATACCGAAGCCCGCCATTGAGCGGGCTTTTTCGTATCTGCAGTATTCATCTGAGCCCGGCCACAGCGCTGGGCTTTGTCGTTTCTGGAGGACGATATGTACGCCCATACCAGGAGGATTCCCAGCATGACCCAAGCTGTACAGGACACAGCCATTGCTGCTGCGAAAGCCGCGCCGGCGGTCGTCGTTGCTGGTACAGGGATGACCGGCGCCGTGGACTGGAACAGCGTGGCGTACATGCTCACTGCGTTCTACATGGCTCTGCAGATCATCCTGCTGGTGCCGAAGTATCGCCAGATGCTGACGGACTGGCGCGCCGGCAAGGGCTGTGCGAAGGAATGAACATCGTCCAGAAGTCGCTGATTGCCGGTTCTCTGGCCATGGCCACCACGGTGGTCGGCTACTTCGAAGGTCGGCAGCTGGTCGGCTACGTGGACCCCGTGGGCATTCCAACCGTCTGTTACGGGCATACAGCCACCGCCAAGGTGGGGCAGGTCAAGACTGACGCCGAATGCGAGGCGCTTCTGCAGCAGGATCTGGGCACTGCCCTGGCCGCGGTGGATCGCCAGCTGCCCGACCTGCCGCCAGCTACTCGGGCCGCCCTGGGGAGCTTCGTCTACAACGTCGGCGCTGGCGCATTCCAGTCATCGACACTGCTGCGCAAGGCTCGTTCCGGCGACCTGGCCGGCGCCTGCCATGAGCTGTCTCGCTGGGTCTATGTCGGTGGCCGTGTGCTCAATGGCCTGGTGCGGCGGCGCGAGGCTGAGCGCGATCTGTGTCTGGAGGGGCTCAATGAATCGCATCCTGCTGGGCCTGGTCGCGGGCCTATCGCTGTGCGTGGCCCTGCTCTGGTGGCAGTTGGACCGCAAAGCCGAAGCGCTCGGGCGGGTCAGTACCGAGCTGAATACAGCCACCGCCAGGGCAGACAGCCTGCGCAACACATTGCGTCTGCAGCGTGAGCTGAGTGCCGACGCAGCAGAGCTGGACCGAAAACACACCGAGGGCCTGACCCATGCCAACACCGAGCTGGAAGAGCTGCGCGGCAGCGTTGGCGATGGCAGTAAGCGGCTGCTCGTCAATGCCAGCTGTCCCGCCCCCGGAGTGTCCGACACCGCCAGCGCCGCCCGCGTGGATGATGCAGCAACAGCCGAGCTCGATCCCGCTGCTCGACAAGATTATTTCGCCCTCAGAGGCCAGCTGATTCGTACCGAGGCGGCGCTGGCCGGCCTGCAGGAGTACGTTTCAGAGGTATGCAGGTATGGTCCGTAAGCTGACAGCCCGAGCGCAAAGGTTTGCAGCTGAGTACATTCTTGACCTTAACGGCACGCAGGCAGCAGTCAGAGCTGGTTACGCAAGGAAGCGCGCAGCCGAGATGGCCTATCAGCTTCTGCAAGACCCCCGCGTCATCGATCTGATCGCCAAGCTGCAGTCCGAGCGAGTTGAGCGCACTCGTATCGATGCGGACTATGTTCTGAACCGGTTGGCCGAGATCGACCAGATGGATTTTCTGGACATCATGAACGACGACATGTCGCTCCGGCCGCTGCGTGAGTGGCCCAAGGTCTGGCGCCAGTACCTGAGTTCGTTCGAGCTGGCCGAGTTGTTCGAGGGCCAGGGCGACGAGCGCAAGATGATCGGCGTGCTCAAGAAGATCAAGTGGCCGGACAAGGTGAAGAACCTGGAGCTGCTGGGCAAGCATGTCAGCGTCAACGCCTTCCGCGAGCGGGTCGATGTGAACGTGAGCGTCAGCTTGGCTGACCGCATGAGGAAAGCCCGTGAGCGCGCCAAGTCCGGATCCTGAAGACCTTGAGCTTCAGCTGATCGAGGACATTGCCGGGTTCGCGCATGACCCACTCGGGTACGCGATGTATGCCTACCCCTGGGGCGAGCCGGGCACCGATCTGGCCGACGTGGAGGGTCCGCGGGAGTGGCAGGGCGACGTACTGACCGATATCCGCGACCACCTGCAGAACCCTGACACGCGCCATGAGCCGCTGCGCATTGCGGTGGCATCCGGTCACGGTATCGGCAAGTCCGCCACCATCAGCATGATCATCGACTGGGCTATGTCCACCTGCGATGACTGCAAGGTGGTAGTGACCGCAAACACCGAGAAGCAGCTGCTCACAAAGACCTGGCCGGAAGTCAGCAAGTGGCGGCGACTGTCGATCACCGAGCACTGGTTCAACACTACGGCGACGGCGGTGGCTACGGTTGATCCCAAGCATGTCCGCAGCTGGCGGGCGGATGCGGTGCCATGGTCGGAGCAGAACACCGAGGCGTTCGCCGGCCTGCACAACAAGGGCAAGCGGATTGTCCTGATCTTCGACGAAGCCTCAAACATCGCGGACAAGGTGTGGGAGGTCGCCGAGGGCGCGCTCACGGACGAAGACACCGAGATCATCTGGATCGCGTTTGGTAACCCCACACGCAACACGGGGCGCTTCCGTGAATGCTTTACCCGCTTCAAGCATCGCTGGATCACGCGCCAGATCGATGCGCGGACGGTGCCCGGCACCAACCGTAAGGAACAGGAGAAGTGGGCCGAAGACTACGGCGAAGATTCGGACTTCTTCCGGGTTCGCGTTCGTGGCCTGTTCCCGCGGGCATCTGACCTGCAGCTGATCCCGGGCGACTGGGTGGCCGAGGCCATGAAGCGCGAAGCCGTGTATGGCATGGACGATGCCCTGGTCTGTGGTATCGACATTGCTCGCGGCGGTATCGATAACAACGTGATCCGGTTCCGGCGTGGCCTGGATGCTCGATCAATCAAGCCGATCAAGATCCCGGGCAGCGAGACGCGCAACACCACGGTGTTCATCGCCCGGGTGTGCACGGCGGTGCAGGAGCATCGCCCCGATGCCGTGTTCGTTGACTCGACCGGCGTCGGTGGCCCAGTGGCTGATCAGCTCAGGCGACTGATGCCCGGCGTGCCGATCATTGATGTGAACTTCGCCAGCCAGGCGCCGGACCGGCATTACGCCAATATGCGGACCTACATCTGGTGGAAGATGCGCGAGGCTCTGCGGGCCGGGTTGGCGATCGAGAGCAGCGCCGACCTTGAGACCGAGTTGACCAGTCCTGAGTACGACCACAACGAGTCGGACCAGATCGCGCTGGAGAAGAAGAAGGACATCAAGAAGCGCCTCGGCATCAGCCCTGACGACGGGGATGCCCTGGCGCTGACATTCACATTCCCGGTACAGCGCAGCCAGAACAATGGTGACCACGGCACCGGGCTCAAATCCGATTACGACCCGTTCGCGAGGGCCTGAACAATGTGCGGTAGCAAGATCAAGAAAGCGGTGAAAAGCGTGGTCAGCGTGGCCTCGCTGGGGCTGCTGTCCGACGGGATGGAGGCGCCCAGCGCACCGAATGCGCCAACGCCGGTCGACCCGACACCGACCGCGGTTGATCCTGGTGTATCGGCTGCCCGTGAAGACGAGCGCCGCCGCCGCGCTGCTGCCGCAGGCCAGAGCAGCACTATCCTGACCGGCTCGCAGGGCCTGATGGGTGAGGCTCAGACCGGTCGCAAGACCTTGCTGGGTGCGTAATGGCTGACTCCCTGCGTCAACAGGTGGATCGCCGCCTGTCCCAGCTCAGGAGCGAGCGCAACCGGGGCTGGGAACAGAACTGGCGCGACCTGGCCGACTATGTCGAGCCCCGCACCGGCCGCTGGTCTCTGTCGGAGACCAATGACGGTCAGCGCCGCGATCAGAAGATCATCAACAGCACTGCCACCTATTCGGCTCGCGTGCTGGAAGCCGGCATGATGAGCGGTATCACCAGCCCGGCCAGGCCGTGGTTCAAGCTGTCGTCACCCGATCCGGAGATGATGGAGTACGGTCCGGTCAAGGTATGGCTGCATCAGGCCGAGGTGGCAATGCGCGAGGTGTTCGCCAAGTCGAACCTGTACAACGTGCTGCCGACCATCTATGGCGAGAAGGGTATCTTCGGCACCGCCTCGATGGTGGCCATGGCCGACGACCAGGACCTGGTGCGCTTCTATCCGTTCACCGTCGGCTCTTACTACCTGGCTACCAGCTCCCGCCAGCAGGTCGACACCATCTACCGCGAGTTCCGTATGACTGCGCGGCAGATGGTTCAGCAGTTCGGCCTGGAGGCCGTCAGCGAGACCGTGAAGGGCATGGCCGAGCGCAACCCCGAGGCCTGGGTGGATGTCTGCCATGCGATCGAGCCAAACGATGGCCGCATCCATGGCCGCCTGGACAACCAGAACATGCCATACCGGTCCGTGTACTGGGAGAAGGGCGGTGATGCTGACCGGGTACTGCGTCAGTCCGGGTTCCGCGACTACCCCGGCATGTCGCCACGCTGGAAGGTCAACGGTGAGGACGTGTATGGCAGCGGACCCGGTGCCCTGGCCATCGGCGACATCAAGGCCTTGCAGCTCATGGAGCGGCGCAAGGCGGAGATGATCGAGAAGGGCGTGCGCCCACCAATGACCGCGCCGGAAAGCCTGCGGGGGCAGAAGGCATCCATTGTTCCGGGCGATATTACCTACGCCAACATCCAGCAGGGCATGCAGGGCTTTGTGCCGACCTACATGGTTGATGCCAACTGGCTGGGAGGGCTGCGCTCAGAAATCCAGGCGCATGAAGATCGGATCAATACGGCGTTCTTCGTCGACCTGTTCCTGATGATCGCGCAGATGGACAGCGTGCGCACCGCCACCGAGATCGCCGCCCGCAAGGAAGAGAAGATGCTGATGCTCGGGCCGGTGCTGGAGCGCCTGAACGACGAGCTTCTTGATCCGCTGATCGATCGCACCTTCGGCCTGATGCTCGAGCAGAGCGCACCGATATGGTCCGGTCTGGCCCAGGGCAAGCCGGTCCTACCGCCGCCGCCGGAAGAACTGGCAGGCATGGATCTGCGGGTGGAATACACCAGCATTCTGGCTCAGGCACAGAAGGCCCTGGGTGTGGCCAGCATCGAGCGCACACTGGGCTTCGCCGGCAACCTGGCGGGCCTTGAGCCGAGCATCATGGACAAGCTCGACCTTGATCAGGCCATGGACGAATACGCCACCATGATCGGCGTGCCGCCCACCATCCTGCGGACTGATGACGACGTGGCCCAGATCCGCCAGGCTCGCGCCCAGGCCGCCGAGGAGCAAGAGCAGATGGAGGCCGCTGGCCAGGCGGTCCAAGGCGCCAAGTTGCTATCCGAGACGGATGTATCCAGCCCCAACGCACTCACCGCAATCACGGGGGGCTACTGATGGCCAACGCTGCGAACCCCGAACAACTCAAGCGTCAGCAGCTCCAGCAGGATCTGGCCGAGCGCCAGGCGAAGAGCGACTTCCTGTGGTTGATGAGTGATCCCCGCGGCCGCCGCTTCATCTGGAAGCTGATGGGGCGATGTCGCATTTTCGAACCCGTGTTCAACACCCACGGGGGATTGATGAATTTCAACGAAGGCCGGCGCGATGTCGGCCTTTTTCTTTTGGGCGAGATAAACCGCCTGTGCCCGGAGAAGTTCGCGGTTGCAGCGGCTGAGAACGCCAAGCCACTCGAAGACGAGGCACAGAGCGATGAATGACAACCAGATCGAGCAGGAGATTCAGGATAAGGGGCTGACCGCGCCGCGTGTCACTCCGGCTGACATCGAGGCGAACATCGTAGGCCAGTACTTCTTCACGGCCGAGGATGGATTGAAGAACGCTTTCAATCAGCAGGACGAGTTGACTCGCTTGACCGGATACCACGCCGAACTGGGGCTGCTGACCTTCTGCGTCCTGGTACTGCGTAACGGCTTCACCGTCACCGGCGAGTCCGCCTGTGCCTCCCCCGAAAACTTCGACGCCGAGCTGGGCCGCAAGATCGCCCGCCAGAACGCCGTCGCCAAGATTTGGCCGCTGATGGGCTACGAGCTCAAGCAGCGCCTTCACAACCAAACCAACTGAGGTAACGAACGATGACTGACGAGACTCAAGCTGCAGCCGCACAGGACACCACCGCCGCGACTCAAGCCGAAGCCGCGCAGTCGGAAGGCTCGGTGCTGACACCCGATGCCAACACCCAACAGCCAGGCGCTGACGGGGCTGCTCCGGCAGCTCAGGAAGGCAAACCAGCTGAGGGGGAAGGCGAGGGCAAGGATACCGAGGCGGACGGCAAACCAGCTGATGCAGGTGCTCCCGAGGACTACGGCGATTTCAGTTTTCCCGAGGGCGTGGAGATCGATGCCGATGTGATGACCGAGTTCAAAGGCCTGGCCAAGGAACTTGGGATTACGCAGGAAGCGGCACAGAAGCTGATCGATCTGCAGTCGAGCATGGAATCGAAACGGGCTGAGGCCCTGCAGCAGATGGTTGCCGACCAGTCGCAGCAATGGGCTGACCAAGTCAAGAACGATCCGGAAATCGGCGGCGAGCATTACGACAAGTCTGTTCAGCTCGCCGTGAAGACCATCGAGACTTTCGGTAGCCCGGAGCTGCGCACCCTGCTGAACGACTCCGGCCTGGGCAACCACCCTGAGCTGGTGAAGTTCTGTCATCGCATCGGCAAAGCAATGTCTGACGACACGCTGGTCCTGGGCGGAACCCAGGGCAGCAGCGAGATGAGCATTGTTGACGCCTTCAAGTAAGTCTTTCATCACAAAGGAGTGACCCAATGGGCATCTTGACTGCAACCATGCCGACCTTGCTGGACAAGTTCAGCCGGGAAGACAGCCAGAAGAAAATCATGAAGATCGTTGAGCTGATGGCAAAGCGAAACGACATCCTCATGGATGCGGAGTACCAGGAGTGCAACGACGGCTCCAAGCACAAAACCACCATGCGTTCGGGCATCCCTGAGCCGGCGTGGCGTCTGTTCAACCGGGGCGTACAGCCGTCCAAGTCCACCACCGTGCCGGTCATCGATACCACCGGCATGATGGAAGACTACGGACTGGTGGATAAGGCCCTGGCCGACCTGTCGGGTAACGCCGATGCTTTCCGTGTTTCGGAGAACATGGCGAAGCTGCAGGGCTTTAACAACAAGTCCGCTCGCTACATGTTCTACGGCAACACCGCCTCGGAGCCTGAAGCCTTCCTCGGCCTGGCACCGCGTTACAACGACCTGAGCGCCGAGTCTGGTGCCAACATCGTTGATGCTGGCGGTACCGGCTCCACCAACGCCTCAATCTGGTTTGTAACCTGGGGCGAGCTGACTACCCACCTGCTGTATCCGAAGGGCAGTGTTGCTGGCTTCCAGCACCGGTTCCTCGGCGAGAACACCGTGCGGGACGAGAACGGTGGCGAGTTCCAGGCCTACCGCGACCATTTCAAATGGGATATCGGTATGTCGGTGCGCGATTGGCGTGCGAACGCCCGGATCGCCAACATCGATGTGAGCGCGTTGACCAAGGATGGCGCGACCGGTGCGGACATCATCGACCTGATGATCGACGCCTACTACCGTATCGACAACCCGGAGCAGGGCGAAGGGCGCACGGTCATCTACGCCAACCGCACCATCCAGACGTTCCTGCACAAGCAGGCCATGAACGCCAAGAACGTGAACCTGAGCATCGGCGAGTACGCCGGCAAGAAGATTCCCGAGTTCCTGGGTATCCCGATCAAGCGTGTGGACGCGCTGCTCAACACTGAGGCCCGCGTCGTTTAACGGCGCGGCTCCCTCTCACTTCTCGAGGAGATATCCCCATGTTGCTCGATGCAAAACTGCTGATGTCCGACAAACAGGCCATCACTGCAACCGCCGCGTCTACCGATGTCATCGATCGCGGTGACACCAAGGACGTTGGCAAGGCTGGCGACATTCCGCTGCTGATCCAGGTCACTGAAACCTTCAACAACCTGACCAGCCTGGCCGTTGCCATTCAAACCGCCGACAACTCCGCGTTCAGCTCGCCGAAGACGCTGGCTACCGTCACCGTGCCGGTGGCCGACCTCAAGGCTGGCTACCAGACTCCGGTCATCACCCTGCCTAAAGGTGTACAGCGCTACCTGCGGATCAACTACACCGTCACTGGCGATGCACCCACCACTGGGCGCATCACCGCTGGCATTGTCGCAGGAGTGCAAACCAATGGGTAAGAAGCTGTACGAAGTGACCGAGCGCTCCTTCATCAATGGCCGCTTGTGTGAGCCGGGCGACCGGATCGAGCTGCACATTGATTCGCCCGGCACCAATCTGAAGGAAGTCGGCGCCGCCCAGGAAAAGGTGGCGTCCCCTGCAACCAATACCGGATCCGGTGGCGGAGCTGGCGGGACTGGAGGCATCGCCACGACCACATCACCGGCGACCGGCAGTGGCTTCACTGCCTACCACGTCGGCAGCGGTCGCTACGGTATCAAGGATGCCAACGGCAGCCGCATCGGCGAATTCGTCGGCACCAAGGAAGAAGCCGAAGCCGAGGCGGCGCGCCTCAACGCCGGCGACCCTGATCTGAATGACCAGGAAAACGATCTGCCGGACGCCTGACCACCAACCAACCATGGCCCCTTCGGGGGCCTTCTTTTTCCCAAGGATTCCCATGGCCAGTGTCGTTCAGATATGCAACATGGCGTTGACCCGTATCGGTCAGAGCCAGGTCATCAACTCGATCGACGAGCAGAGCCTCGCCGCCGAGCTGTGCAGCCTGCACTATGAAGATGCGCGGGACGCCGTGCTGCGTGATTTTGACTGGCCATTCGCCGAGGCCCGGGTGTATCTGGCAGACATTGGTGGCCCGCCCATGAACTGGTCATATCGGTATCGTTACCCGACCGACTGCATCAAGGCGCGCCGCATCGCCATCCCGGGCAATGAGAACCCGCGCGCGGATGATCGCATCCCGTTCAAGATCATCCATGCCGATGGTGGCCGCGCCATCATCACCAACCAGCCGCAGGCCGAACTGGTCTACACCACCAAGGTCGAGGACACCACGTACTTCGACCCGCTGTTCGTGTCGGCCCTGGCCTGGCGGCTGGCATCCGAGATCGCCATGGGGCTGCAGGCGCGGCCAGAGAACTACCAGGCAGCCCAACAGCAGTATCTGTTCGCCGTAGGGCAGGCTGAGGCCGTGGCGCTGGCCGAGGAGCAGCGTATGCCGCTGCCCGAGTCCGAATTCATCACGGTGCGCAACTGATGGGCGTCAGTGTCATTCAGCCGTCGTTCGCCTCGGGCGAGCTGGCGCCGTCGCTGTATGCGCGGGTGGATCTGGCCCGGTACCAGACCGGCCTCAAGCTGTGCCGCAACTTCATCGTCATGCCCTATGGTGGGATCAAGAACCGGCCCGGTACGCGGTTCATCCATTCCACCAAGGCAAACAGCGCTGCCAGGCTGCTGCCGTTCGAGTTCAACGACGAGCAGACCTATGTGCTGGAGTTCGGTCACCTGTACATGCGGGTGTACAAGGATGGCGGCATCGTTGAGTCCAGCCCGGGGGTGCCGTATGAAATAGCGACGCCGTATACCGGTGCACAGCTGTTCGAGCTGAACTACACCCAGTCGGCGGACGTGATGACCATCGTTCACCCGTCACACACGCCGCGCACGCTGTCCCGCTTTGATCATGACGACTGGCGGCTGGCGGTGATCAGCTTCCTGCCAGGCATCGAGCCACCGACCGATATCACCGGCACAACGATCACCGGCGGCTCGGGCAACACCACACCGTTCCGCTACGTGATCACCTCGGTGTCGGATGCGGACGTGCCGGAGGAGAGCCTGCCCAGCGATCCACCATTCTCGATCAACAGCTTCGACAACAAGCCCGGCGCGAACCTGTCCTGGACGGCATCGCCATCGACCAACGTCGATTACTACAACGTCTACAAGGACAACAACGGGTCGGGCATCTTCGGCTTCATTGGCCGGGCCGATGGCACCACCTTCACCGATAACAATATCCTGCCGACCAAGACCGACACGCCGCCGACTGGCAAGAACCCATTCGAGGGTGTGGGCAACTACCCAGGCGCCGTCGGGTACTACCAGCAGCGCCTATGCTTCGCTGGCAGCAACCGAGGGCCGCAAACCCTATGGATGAGCAAGACCGGCAACTTCTACAACTTCGGCTATGCCACGCCGGTGAAGGACGATGACTCGATCACCTTGACCATCGCGGCGCGGCAGGTGAACCGGTTCCGCCATCTGATCCAGCTGCAGGAACTGCTGGGGCTGACGACTGGCGGCGAGTGGGTGTTCCGCGGCGCTGATACCGGTGTGACACCCAAGACCATCCAGGCCAAGGTGCAGAGCTACAACGGCAGCTCCCGCATACCGCCCATCGTGGTCAACAACTCAGCCATCTACGTCCAGTCACGCAACAACGTGGTTTCCTCACTGGCGTACAGCTTCGAGTCGGACGGATTCTCAGGCGAGGATCTGACCAAGTACAGCCCGCACTTCTTCCGCGGCTATCAGTTGGTGGACTGGACCTTCCAGCAGGTGCCGGATCGCCTGGTATGGGCGGTGCGTGATGATGGAACGCTGCTGTGCATGACCTTCCTGCCGGAGGAGCAGTTGATCGCTTGGCACCAACATGTCACCGATGGTGCGGTTGAATCGGTCTGCGCGATCTCCGAGGGTGACGAAGATGGTCTGTACATGGTGGTGCGTCGCCAGATCGGCGGCGTAACTCGCCGCTATGTCGAACGCATGGCCAGCCGCCGAGTCGAGACCGTCGAGGATGCTTTCTTCGTGGACAGCGGCCTGACCTATGACGGTCGCAACGATAACCCTGATCATCAGCTATCGATCACCGGTGGCACCGATTGGAAGTACCCCGAGGTGATCACGATCAATGCCGTTGGGCACTCGTCGTTCAATGGCGATCTGATTGGCCGGGTGATCCAGCTTCGTGCCGGTGAAGACACCGTGCGGGTCGAGATCACCGGTGTGGCATCCGGCACCCAGGCCAGCGCCACGCTGATGGAGATTTGCCCCGAGCCATTGCGTGGCACCGAGACGGCGGACTGGGGGCTGATGGCGAAGACCATCAGCGGCCTCGACCACCTGGAAGGCAAGGCCGTGTCTATCCTGACCGATGGTGATGTCCATCCTCAACTGGTGGTGGTCGACGGGGCGGTGACGCTGCAGTACGCCGCCGCGGTGATCCATGTCGGGTTGCCGTATCTGGCCGAAGCCGAGACGCTGGAGGTCGATTGGGCAGACAACCAGTCATCGACCAAGCTGGACATCCGCAAGGCTATTCCGACGGTGACCGTGTTCCTGGAGTCGTCGCGCAACTTCAAGGCTGGCTCCGGTCCTGACAAGCTGTACGAGCAGAAGGCCCCGTATCGAGAGCTGTACAACGCCGCTCTACCGCTGGAGACCGGAATCAGCAGTCTGAAGATCAGCACCACTTGGGGCGAGAAGGGCAGGGTCTATGTTCAGCAGGATGACCCTTTGCCACTGACCATCCTGGCGATCATCCCGGACGTGGTGACCAGTGGCAAAGGCTGAGGTGTTGCCGCTGGCGCTGGAGGATATAGCCGCCATTGAGCCCCTGGTGCGCCAGGCGGACCGCGACGAGATAACCGAGTCCCTGGGTATCCCGATGGTCGACGCGCTGCGTGATGGCATCACAGATAGCCGCAAGGCCAGCAAGATCGTTGTCGATGGGCTGGTGGTGGCCGTGTTTGGCGATGCCTCCTACAGCCTGCTGGGCGGGCTGGGCGTGCCCTGGCTGATCAGCACCATCCATGTCGAGCAGTATCCGAAAGCGTTCCTGACGGTCTGCAAGCCGGAGGTGGCCGAAATGCTTACCCGCCACGCCGAGCTGATCAACTTCGTCGACGTGCGCAACACCGTCGCCATCCGCTGGCTCAAGTGGCTGGGATTCCAATTTGACGACCCTGCGCCATACGGGCCGCGGGGCATGCTGTTTCAACGATTCTGGATGCGGAGAGCACCATGTGCGTGAGCAACCTTTTCAATGCCTACGCCAGCTATGAGCAAGGCAAATACCTGGACAAGGTGGCCAAGGTCAACGCCGGCATATCGGAGCAGGCGGCACAGGATGCCGTTGCCCGGGGAAGCATTGAGGCCGACGAGCAGCGCAAGACCACTCAGCAGATCATCGGCGCCCAGCGCACCGGTTTTGCTGCTGGCGGCATCGATGTGAACAGTGGCACGGCTGGATTGATTCAGGATGATGTGGCCGCCCTGGGTGAACTGGATGCGTTGACCATCATCAACAACGCGTCGCGTGAGGCATACGGTTACAAGGTGCAAGCCATGGATCAAAGACAGCAGGGCCGATTGGCCCGGTATCAAGGAAACATGGAAGCCGTCGGCTCCATCCTGGGTGGGATTGAGGATGCAGCCCGGTTCGCCGGCCTTGGTGGCGGAGGTGGTGCGTAATGGCCAGGATTCCCGACTATTCACAGCGTCAGGTAGGTATTCGTCCGGTTGGCGCCCAGGGATTCAGCATGCAGGCCCCCGATGCATCGGGTCTGACACAGGGGCTGCGGCAGGCCGAAAGCGGAATCATGCGTTACGTCGAACGTGAGCGAGAGCAGGCCGACACGGCGTTCACCATGGAGACGACTGCCAGGATGGAATCGGTGGCGCGCGACATCAAATTCAACCGTGAATCCGGTCTGTACAACCTAAAGGGCAAGGCTGCGCTCGACGTTACCAATACCGGCCTGGATCGGCTCAACAAGGCCTGGGATCAGGCCATGCAGTCGGCGACAAACGATAGGCAGCGTAGCCGTCTCGCGGCAATCAGAGCGGCGCAGCTCAAGCGCGAATCAGACGACCTGAACCGGTATGAGTTCGGCGAAAGGGAGGCCTATAAGACCGAATCGGAAGACGCATTGATCCAGTCTTCCCTGGATGGAGCAGCCCTGTATCACAACAACCCAGAGCGAATTGCTCATTACCAACAGATTGGCGCGGCCGCTATCCATTCCCGAGCAACCCGGCGAGGGATGTCGGAGGAGGGGCTGCAGCTGGAGATGAGCAAGTTCAACAGCGATCTGGCGGAGGGCGTGATTCAGTTGCTGCCGCCAGAGGAGCAAATGAACCTCCTCGCCAGGGACGATGGCATGGGCAACTTGCTTGAGCCGGCACGCCGTATGGCGATGCAACGCTCAGCCGTACAGCAGGCCGAAGCCAACCTTCGTCTGCAGCTCGCAAAGGAAGATCGCGCTTATCGCATGCAAGAGCGTCGAGAGCGGGAACTCCTGGAGGAAGCCACTAAAGTCGGGGATCAGCTCCTGGCTAATGGCGAGCTGAGCGAGGAATGGATTGAGGAGAACCGCAACACGCTGGGCGCCTCGGAGTATCGCTACTTCTACAAACAGTTGCGTGATGGCGGCAACCTCAATACCGACCCGCAGGCCTATGCGGACCTACGCATACGCGCAAGCCAGGGTGAGGATGTTCGGGGGGAGGCGCGCGAAAGGGTGCGCCGGGGTGACCTGAGTCTTACCGACTATGACAAGTTGGTCAATGCGAGCGAGTCAAATTCCCCGCAAAGCAGCGTGCCCAACGTGTATAAGCGGGGCGAAACATTCATCCGAAACTCCCTCCGAGTGTCTGACATCAACCCTGATCCAGCCGCAGCCCAGCGCCTCGCCTCGGCCCTTGATGATTGGGGGCAGTGGGTCATCGATAATCCAGATGCAACAGAAAACCAAAGCCGAGAGCAGTACCAGAGGATCAACCGAGAGTACGAGCTGATCGGCTATCAGGATATGGTCCTTACCAAGCGCCTGCCTCGATTCAGCCCAGTGGGACGCAATGAGATGAATCTCGAATCGTTGACTGAATCCATGCGGGCTGCTGGCGCAGCCTTCGATCGAGGCGAAATAACACGTCAAGAGTTTGATGATCAGGCCGCGCTGGCTGGCGAGTGGGAAGAGGCACTGCTGCGCTTACGGGCGAGCGAATCAAGACAGGCGGGGGAATAACTGATGAATACCGGTGAAGCGTTACAGGATATGGAAATCTCATCAGAGACCCAGGCATCTGACGACCTTGGCCCCGAAGTAGTGATGAACCGGCAAGCTCTTGCTGCGCGGGAGGCGGGTGACAGGTGGCTGAGGCGGCTTGCTGATGAGACTCAAGATCAGCTTCAAGGCGACATAAGTACCGCCCAGTCCAGTGGCGCTCAGCGTCCACCGGCTCGCGCTATCGGCTCATCCGGCGCCCCGGCTACTGCTGGCGCCGTCGCGGGAGATGTGGGGCGCGGTCTGATAGAAACTCCCCGCAGCATTGCCGCAGGGGTTCGTAATGCGGCGCAGGAGGTATCCGAAACCATCCAATGGTTATCGTCATGGGCAAAGAACATTCCCGGCCCAGGCATCGTCTGGGATGATGAGAACGGTATTCAGGTGTTGGGGCCGCAAGCCTGGCGCGAATGGAAGGAGGCAAACCCAGAGCAGGTGGGAACCCTGCCTGAACTGCCGGAGGTGCGGGAGCCTGAAAGCGTTACTGGCGGCGTAGTGAAAAGCGTCAGCCAGTTCTTGACCGGGTTCATTGCCGCAGGTGCAACAGCACCGCTCAGAGCTATTCAGCCGGCCAGCACGGCGGGCCGAGTGGGTAAGGCTATGGCACAGGGCGCGGCGTCCGACTTCGCGGCCTTTGATCCGCATGAGGCGCGTCTGGCCAACCTGATACAGGATCAGCCGGCCCTGCAGAACCCCGTCACCAACTACCTGGCATCCAGCCCGGGAGATGGCGAAGCCGAGGGGCGCTTCAAGAATGCACTGGAAGGACTGGGGCTGGGTGCGCTCACCGAGGGCATGTTCAGGGCCACCAAAGCCATCAGGGCGGCGCAGCTCGCCAAGCGTGAAGTAATCGACGGGGAGGAGCTGCTGCCTACGCTGCGCGAGGGCGCATTCAAGCAACTGGGTGATATCGATGATGAAGCGCTGATGAAGATCGAGCCGCCAGCACCGAAGGAGGTGGCAGCGCGCCCCGGCACAGAGGTTGAACCGTCCGATATCGGAACGCCAACCGAAGGCGAGCTGTTCATCAACTTTGCCCGCATCGACAGTCAGGATGACGTCAAGGCTGTCATGCAGAACATGGCGGATACCTTCAAGACCGATATCGACCAAGCCCGCCGCGGCGATTACATGTCATTCAAGCAGATGGAGCTGAACGCCGAGCAGGTCAATGCCTTTGACACCCTCATGGCACGGCGCACTGGCGAGCCTCTGAATGCTGAGCAATCCATTGCAGCCCGGCAATTGTGGGCTACTTCCGCTGACAAACTGGCGGCAGCGGCCAGGGAGGCTGCTGAGAACCCCAGCGAAGCCAACTTGTTCGCATTTCGGAAAATGACTGCTGTGCACGATGCCATCCAGCAAGAGGTGATCGCAGCCCGTACAGAGACTGCGCGAGCGCTTGCATCCTGGCGGATACCGGCTGGCGGCAAAGCTGAACAGTACTCAGTGATTGAGCAGGTGCTTCAGCAGCACGGTGGTAACGATGTTGCCAGAAGAATGGCGCAGGATTTGGCCAAGCTATCAGGTGCCAAGCTCTACAAAGAAATGGATAAGTTTGCTGAAAAATCCGCAGCAGCCAGAACGCTTGATGCAGTTACGGAAGCCTGGGTGGCCGGTCTGTTATCAGGCCCTAAGACCCATATGGTCAACGCGGTTTCCAATACCGCCGTTGCATTCCAGCAGATGGCGGAGCGGGCGGTGGCGGCGCGTATTGCCCAAGCGATGGGGGACGAAGGCAGCGTGAAGCTGGGCGAGGCCACGGCCCAATACTTTGGGATGGTTAGCGGTCTCAAGGATGGCATCTTGTTCGCAGCCAAGTCGTTTCGCACTGGCGAATCTGGCTATGGCTTGAACAAGATAGAACTCCCGCAGGCTGGCGCGATCAGCTCCGAGGCGCTGCGTATTTCCTCCAGCTCCTGGCTGGGCAGAACTGTTGATGTGATGGGAACGGCTGCGCGGGTTCCGTTCCGCTCGCTGACAGCTGCCGATGAATTCTTCAAGACCGTGGGCTATCGTATGGAGCTGAACGCCCTGGCTTTGCGCCAGGCGGGCAGCGAGATCAATGCCAGCAAGATCCCGGCTGACCAACTGAAATCCCGCGTTGCCGACATCCTGGAGAATCCGCCAGAGTCGCTGCGCTTGTCGGCTATCAACCAGGCGAGCTATCAGACTTTCACCAACGAAACAGGCTGGTTTTCAAAAAATCTCGGGCAGATAGCTGACAAGATGCCGCTGGGGCGCGTGCTTATGCCTTTTGTAAGGACGCCTGCGAACATCATGAAATATACCTTTCAGCGCACCCCTTTGGCGCCACTGATGAAAGAGGTGCGAGTTGACATCGCGGCAGGCGGTGCCCGTCGTGATCTGGCGCTGGCGCGAATTTCCACCGGCACATCCATCATGCTGGTAACGGCTGACATGGCTATGAACGAGCAGGTCACAGGTAAGGGTCCCTCTGATGCTTCCGCTCGCCAAGCCATGATGCGTAACGGATGGCAGCCCTATAGCGTCAAGATGGGTGATCGCTACTACGCCTACAATCGCATGGATCCACTGGGCATGACGATGGGGCTGGCGGCCGACATGGTAGAGATACTCGCCAATGACGATTACGGCCCTGAAAAAGAACAGGAAATGGAGGAGGTTGCCGTCGCCGTGGCAATGTCCATTGCCAATAACGTGATGAACAAGACCTATCTTTCGGGGATTTCAGGCTTGTTTGAGGCTATGTCCGACCCTGAGAGATATGGCGATAGTTGGGCGCAGCGCCTGGCGGGATCGGCGGTTCCTGCTGGCGTGGCCGAAGTAGCACGATTCCAGGATCCGTACATGCGCGAGGCCAATAGCTGGCTGGAAGCAATCCAGCGCCGCACGCCAGGGCTGTCTGAAAGCCTCCCGCCGCGAAGGGATATTTGGGGACAGCCGATCTCCTATCAATCTGGTATAGGCAGTACCTACGATGCACTCAGCCCGATCTACAGCAAACAGGAGAATCCAAGCCCCATTGATTCGGAGATCCTACGCCTGGAGGCCAGCATCAACATGCCGCCGAAGAAGACCTCATTCAACGGCGTCACCATCAATCTCGAGAAATACCCGGCCGCCTATTCCCGCTATGTGCAGCTGGCGGGTAATGAGCTCAAGCATCCTGGCTGGGGCCTGGGAGCAAAGGACTTATTGGATCAGGTGGTCAGCGGAAGACACGGGCTGTCTCAGGTATACCAGATGTACAGCGATGGACCAGATGGCGGTAAGGCCGATTTCATAAAAAAGCAGCTGAACGATTATCGGACAATGGCCCGGCGGCAACTGCTGAATGAGTTTCTGGAGCTACGGAATGAGTACGAGGACAAACAGTTGGAGCTACGCCGCGGAAAAATATCGATTTCTGGCGGCTGATAGTAGCTCTTCTGATGGGCCGGTGCATAATAGAAGCCGTTTGCCACCCTTAATATTTAAAGGACATGTATATGAGAATACTGGTAGCCATGTTTCTAATTGCTCTTGCGGGCAATCTTCATGCGGGCGTCGACATAGGGCGGCTAGATGATGAAATGCTGGAACACTCAAGCAACTTCAATGCCTGCATGGATGTTTTTTCTGTTGAACATGCAGGCGTCAATGCCAGCCCAACAGAAATTGCCGAAGCTGCTGCCTTTGAATGTGGCGGCTTTCTGCGTCGCTTCTTCGTGAGAGGGCTGGAGCTTGTCGACGAGACGATCGGCGATGGGGCTAACGTGACTCTAGCGCAGAGGGAACTCAATGCTCGGGCAAGAAAAACACTGATTGATGAGTACGAAGAAATCGCAACCATTCAGAAAGATGCTGCGATCAAAAAGGCTATCGCCACCGTGATAAAGGAGCGCGCAAAGTAATTTGCGGGTGCTTTGGCGGCGGGCTGATTGGGTCGCTGGCAGGCCCTACGGCTGGCGCAGTAGAAGGAGCAACAGATATCCTATATCGGGTCCGCGATGGTGATGATGCCGCAGCCGCAGCGTTCCGGCATACCGTCAGCCAGACCCCGTTCCTCAACTTGTTTTACACCCGGGCGGCAATGGATTATCTGTTCCTGTACAGTGTCCAGGAGGCGCTGAACCCGGGATCGTTGAGGCGAATGGAGCGGCGTATCGAGAAGGAGAACGGCCAGCAGTTTCTGCTGTCACCATCACGGAATCATATGGACCCGCTGGGTATTGCGAGGTAAATGGCCCGCACGGGCGGCCATGACGATGGCAAGCAGCCCGCCGCCGTAGAAAAAAACTCCTGCAGGGTGTAAATTGGCCGCATGAAAACCTCAAATTTCTTATCACCTTCCAAGGCGTCAACGCTGATTCTTGCTTCGCTGAGCCTGATGAGTGGGTACAGTGAGGCGGCGTCTGTGCTTAATCGGGCCTCGCCAGCACACTATGAGAGTACCGACAGCCGGCTCCAGGCATTGGAAGTTGAGATTCGAGATACCATCAAGCGTCTGGCTCGGTTTGAGGCTGACTATGTCTCTGCCGAAAAGGCGATGCTGTATGGTGAAATAGACCCTCGCGACATTCCGGAACGACTGGTTCAAAACCTCAATCAGACCGTAAGCCGGTTTCGCGGTCTTGAGATTGCCTGGAAAAATGTTGGCGCGATCCAGGGGCTGGAGTCCGAATACACAGCGCTCCGCCGGGCACTCGCAAAAGCCAGAGCAAAAGCGGTGGCTGTCCAGTCCTTGCTGAGACAAGCACGCACCGAGCCAACGGTATTCCATAGCGACGTGGACCCGAAAGGCCTGAAAGCACTCGCTAAACACTCGACTGAGAAACTGGTTTTCCTGGCACGCGCCTGATGGGAATAGCTCGCGTAAGGATTCATGAGCAAACCTACCAAGAGCTGTTTCTGGATATCCTGCAGGATCACCCATCGCTGATTGATGGGATCAAGCGGGACTTCGAGACGTACAAGCAGACCGGGCATCTGCCCAGCTACTTTGGACGCGATGTTGCATATACCCAGCCGTATGCAGCTTATCGAGCTGGGCTCATGCATATTCATCTTGCCTTGCCGCCCAACACGTTCCCAGAAAAGCTTCCCCAGTTCGATCGTGTTTGTCGTCGAGGCAGACCCGAAGGTGATGCCGCCCTCGTATATGCTCAAGGCGAGCTTGATGATAATGAGTACTGCATCTTGGCAATACTCCATCCTGATGCGCATGCCAAAGCAAGAGAGGAGAAAATTATGCGATACCTTGCAAGGCTCGCGCAGGAGTTTCGAGACACTCACTGATCCGCTCCCACCAGACCCCGCCCAGAGCGGGGTTTTTCATACCCCGAACTTACGAACCCGCCTCCGAGCGGGTTTTTTATTGCCCGCAAGAAGGAGATCTATCGTGACCGTAATCAGCCAAGACAGCGTCGCGACATTCGAGGGAAACGGTATTGCTACCGAGTTTTCGTTCAACTTCCGCTTCTTCAAGGACTCGGATTTGAAGCTGACGGTGACCGATCCGGAGGGCAACTCAGAACCGCTCACCACCGGATATACGATTCAGGGTGCAGGTAATGCCGAAGGCGGCAGCGTCACTCTTGCGGCCCCCTTGCAGCTGGCGTACGAGCTTCGGGTGGAGCGGATGCTGCCCGTTAACCAGATGACCGACCTGCGTAACCAGGGAAGATTCTTCGCTGAAGTGCACGAAGATACCTTTGATCGAATCGTCATGCTTATTCAGCAGGCGTTTTCCGGGATCTTCCAGACCGAAACTGATCTGCGCGGTACGGTTCGTGGGCCAAACAGGGAAACCATGGCTGCAATGCCCCGGGCACTCCAGCGGGTAGGAAAGCTGCTCTCATTCGACAGCAGCGGCAATCCCGTGGTTATTGCTCCGGCATTCGACAGCTCCACAGCGCTACGGCTCGACCTCGCCAATCCGGAGAAAGGCCCGGCAGAGCTGGCCAGGGGCGTCATTGCAGTTGATAGCATCGCTGATCTGTTGGCGTTGCCTGAGCATCAGCGGCGGGTGGATCTGAGGTATATCGTCAAGGGGTATCATGCGGGAAGTGATGTGGGGGGCGGGGAGTTTTATTGGGACCCTTCAAGATTAGAAGAGGATGATGGTGGTTCCGTGAGAAACGGATTCGTCCGGGTGGTCGGGGATTATGTGGACTTTGAGATGTTCGGCGCTATGGGGGGTGGGGAGGTGGATGACGCCCTCAGCATACAGAAGGCGCTAGATTTTAACGCACCCATCATACCGAGAGCGAGGGAGTATCTTGCCAGTCGCTGCCTGCACATACCCACGGGTACTAGACTCGTAGGGCGGGAGGGGGCGAAGATTCTTTTCTCCGGGGATATCGAAGAAGACACGCTGGTATCGATAGATGGCGCTCACGGGGTCGAGATAAGCGACCTAGCGATCGAGGTGGCCAGCAGCATACCTACAACCCAGTTTGCTGTCCACGTCAATAACTCCAACAAAGTATCCATCACAAACTGCACCGTGGATGGCGGTAGTCAGTACGACGAGGGTGCCGGTACGATGGTAGGTGGCATCAACCAAGGTATCCATTTTCACAGTTCGTCCCAGTGCTCAGTTACAAGGAGCGCTGTGATGAATTTCCGGACATCGCATTGCGTATCGACACTGCTAAGTGACGGGATTGTGGTGGAGGGTAACCGCCTATTGAACTCAAAGCGGGCAGGTGTTTCAATCGGCAGAGGTACAACTAATTGCTCAGTCCTGAATAACACCCTTAAAAACAATCAGAGGAACCACAACTTCGACGGGGCTATTGATATTTACGGGTACCTCCCGCACTGCGAGGATATCACCATCGAAGGTAACGTGATCTCTGACGTGGGTGACGGAGATTCGGGGAATGTGACCGAATCTCAGAATAAGTGCATACGCATCAAAGATGCCAAAAGAGTGAAGGTTTCAAAAAACATTCTCATTGTTAATAAGCCTCTTTGGGGGGCGATTGAATTCATGGACAGGGATTTTGAAGCCCCCCTGGAGGGCATTGATATCTCAAAGAATACTATTGTTATAATGGATAGGATGAGATATATCATGCATGGCCTCAAGTCGGTAGATGGGGAGGCCAAGACGATATCAATACGCAATAATTGCGTGGTAAGCGAGGTCCCCTACTACGAGGACGGCGGGATGTACGACTTCTGTCGATTCCGGTTTTCAGGGGGGATAAACGGGTTGTTCTTCGAGGGTAATACGGTCGATCTGCCAAACGAGAGATACTCGGACAGTAATAATATGCTATTTGACTTCCCTGGGTTGTCTGGCTCGAAGGGTGTTGTTATCAGAGGTAATACCTTTAAGACAAATAAACGATTGATTGACGCAGTTAATGTCGAAGATATTGTGTTATCTGGTAATGTTATAGAGAGCAGGGTTTGGGGGGCTGTAATCAGATTGATGTCCGGGGTTGAGGGCGTGATTGTCGAGTCTAATATCATAAAAGGCAGGAGCGCCGCCGGGAAAATATCCATAACTACCGAGGATAAAATTCTTTCGGGGAATATGGAGAAGCAATATATTGACTAGCTGGGTGCAGTAGTTGGTGTGTGCAGTGCCTCCCTGCGTATTGAGCCGCCCTCGACATACACTCGGCCCGGATCCCCGAACAGAAGGACGGGGTTCTTGATGGCAAAGCCGATGGCGAGGACGAACAGGGGGATACCTACCAGGCTGACCAGCAGCCAGCCCCCTGGCGTCTGCCAGTCCTTTGACATTTGCGTCAGCGCCATGGCGCCGAACAGCAGCAGGCCTGTGATGCCGGCGCCGATTTCGTAGAGCTGCATTTGTACTCCGGTCGTTGGGGAGGTGCCCGAAAGGGCGGAGGAGGGAGGCAAAAAGAGAGGCAAAATCGTTTCCGCAACCAAACCGAAGGGCCGCATGGTTGGCGGACTGCAGAGCAGCTGAAACAGTAATGATGCGGAAACGATATACTTGTATCTTGTTGATATAAAAGGGTTTGAGTAGCGGATTGCAAATCCGTGAACGCCGGTTCGATTCCGACCTCGGCCTCCAGTATAGAAGCCCCGCAGGCTCTACGTCTGCGGGGTTTTTTGTTGGGCGGTATTTTTCCAATCAGTTCCGCAACTATCGGGGGAGTTCCGCAACCATGGTCACCTGGTCGGGTTCACAACCTCGCCAACACGCCGGTAAACCTTCTTCGTAATTTCCTCTTTTGAGTGGCCCAGCAGCCTGCTGGCCGCGGTCAAATCCTCAATTTCCGACGCTGCCTTGGGGCGTATGTCCTTGAACTGGAACTGCCTGATTCGCTCGGCGAGGGCGGTATCACCAGCGCTTGCTGCCTTGGCGGCGGCGGTTGCGCGGGCCTCATCCCAGCGGTTGCGGAGCATCGCATAGCTCATCCGCAGGCCGCTGCTGTTGGTGATCAGCACGCTGTTTCGGATGGCTGACATGGATGATGCCCGGTACCGCTGGCATCAGTTCAGCGAGGCGCTGCGGGTCATCCATGCCTGCATCACCGAAGACCTGTCCGACGTATTCGGATACTTCAACGGGCGCGATAAGTACGTTCGCAAGCTGGCCGATATGACCGACATTCTGCCGCTGGCCCGCTGCCTGGTTCAGCACGGCGTGACCGGCGTCAACAAGCCCGTCCCGGGCAAGGCCGACGAGGCGCCGGAGTATGTCAAGGAATTCCATGCTGCCGAGCATGTGGCGGTGGCAGTGGCTCACCTGGGCATGACTGAGCGGGACGCTTGGAATGTGATTATGACAAGCTTGGTCGCTGCGCTACGGGCCAAGTTCCTGCCATCAGATAAAGACACTCCGGGGGCAAAAGCGCCCACGCTGGAAGAGCACGAAGCGACTGAGGAATGGTTTGAGAGGGTAGAGGCGAAGCGGAGGAAGGCTCAGGGGTAGGGAGTGACGGCCACCGAGACGGCCATACCATGGCGAGCGGGCCCTTAGAGGTGGAGTGCCAGGTGCTCGCTTATGACTTGGAATCCCATCCTGCCACGCAGTCATCATCTACGGTGATGCGGAGGCCGTATCGATTTGCGCCTTGGTGGCGGTATTTCCAGATTTCCCGAGTTTTGGTCTTGAGGTGCTTTTGATCTACTGCATGGGGCTTACCAAGGCTGTCGAGCAGTTGGCCGCTGGTCATGCCATGCCATACATCCCCGTTCAAAATTCTTTGCACCGTCGCTTCGTCATACATTGATTGCAGGTAGGCAAGCCGTGCCGCTTTCTTTCGATGATTGACGTAGATGAGGCAGGCAGCAATACCAAGCGCACCGATGATTATGATGGGCCATGCTCCCGCATCGGTGATTTTTTGGCCGACGAACATCGGGATGCCAATGATAAGCACAGCTCCGCCAATCAGGGCGTCTGTTTTTTTGGTTCTCCTTGCCATTCCATCCTCCGTCGGCAGCAAGCTTTATTTGATGGATTGATCTTACCCCTTGCAAGCGGAGTGCTGGCACTGTGAAAGCATACAGGGTGGGCAGGCTAGCCGCCTTGCCGCAGAGTGGGCGCGCGATTAAAAGCGAAGAAAGAATGCCATGCCGAACCTGCAGCAAAAGGTGTTGTCGTAGGCTGCGAGCGCGAGCATCTATCATAAAGTGATACTGTACGATAGCATTGTGATACGGTAGTATCCGCGCGGATTACGACCAGCTGCACTTTAGGGAGGGAAAGATATGACTGCTACCCAACATCTCTTTGCCGCCCTGCGCAAGAGCGGATTTCAGTCTGCTAGGGTCAGAGGGCTGCTCCCAGAGTGGTGGACGCCTGAGTTTGAGGCGACTCCGTCTGGTGCTCAGCAGGCTCGCCTTTACATAGCTAGAGCGCTGAGCTTGCAGTTGAAGCCGTTCAGCGAAGAACCTCCTCGCATAGAGTTTGATCTCCCAGATCGAAGATGCTTTAAGCGATCGGAGAATACATCCGATGCTGATTTGATTGCTGCAGTTGCTGTTGCCAGGAGTGCTTCTAGAATTGCGCTCGCTGCCTGCGACGCCCCTTTCGTGCCGCCTCCGCCATCTGGCTCAGCCATTAGGGAGCACATTTTAAAGTCTGGGGCGCCATGGATTGGGCTTAAGCAATTGGTGGACTACAGTTGGAGCTGCGGCATTCCGGTTCTACACTTGGCCACGCCTCTGCTAGGGAAAAAGAAGATGGATGGGATCGCCATGTCCTTAAACGGCAGGCCATCTATTGTGCTGTCTAACAAGCGCAAATACGGCTTTCTCTTGTTTCATTTAGCCCATGAGCTAGGTCACATCGCGCTGGGTCATCTTGGCCAGAATGATGCGATTGTGGATGATGAGATTAAGAACGACGCCGACGGCAATAAAAATGATCAGGAGCAAGCTGCGGATAATTTCGCGATAGAGCTTTTGACAGGAAAAGCAAAGGCTCACTTCACGCTCAAAACTAAAATTAAAGCGCCGAAGCTGGCAGATATTGCTCGCGCTGAGGGGGAGAGGGTTAAAATTGACCCAAGCCATATCCTGCTTAATGTGGCACACCATTCCCCAAATTTGTATCCTCTGTGTGTCTCAGCAATAAACCATCTGGGCGGCGCAGGCAGTGAGGATCAGGACCTTATTACCAATGCAGCCATCCAAAATTTGTCAGGTAATCTGAAGGCTGACAATGAGCATCTGTTACGGAATCTGATTGCCTAGATGATTCTGCTGACTGATAACGACGTTTTAGTAAAGCTTTCACAATGCGACCTGGTTGGGGAGGGGTTGGCGGCGCTGGACGGTAGCTTTGGTGAATGTTTCATCTTGGAGTCCGCCAAATACTCGCTATACCTTAATGATCGGAATAAATGTGTTTCGCGGTACCTGGGAAATGATGATGCGTTCGATCGTCTTGGCCGCTTTGTGGCGAACTGCAAAGAGCTAGGCAGCGCGCCTGGTGATTTGGATTATGAGAAGGAGCTTCTCCTTATTGACGGGATGGATGCAGGGGAGCAACAGCTTTTCCTGCATGCTAAGAGCATGGCAGACCATGGCGATGATTACACTATCGCCACAGGCGACAGAAGGGCTTTGCGGGGCGTCATTCAGTCTCAATCAGAGCAGACCAAGGCTTTGCTCAAGGGAAAAACTGAGTGCCTTGAGTCCATTCTGATTAAAATGATTGGTGCGTGCGACTATGGTTTCGTCAATGGCAAGATATGCCAAGCCATGGGCTGTACGGATGCTCGCAACTTTGACTCCGTGTTGAAAATGGCGTTCGGAGTCGAGCGATCAGAAGATCACGCTATTGATTGCCTTAAAAATTTCATGAGCCCTGTGGCAGGCTATCTAAGACCCTAGCGAACAAGTGAAGATAGCCCCAAACCCAGCTCCTGCTGGGTTTTTGCGTTATGGGTTGGGCAATCAGCCTTCCTGCGCCGGAGTTGGCGCGGGCATGGGTGGAGGCGGTGGCGGTGTGCGCGCTGGAGGCACATGGTTAGGGACCAGCGGGTTTCTTGGTTGGCTCATTGAGGTGTCTTCCTTGTCAGGCCAGCTTGGCTATCAGCCGCTCCCAGAGACTAACCTTCAACTTGTAGTCTGGCCTGCTGCGCTCTTCGCAAGACCCGTTGTAGGCCGGCCGGCGTAGCGCTTCTACGCAAGGGGCGGTGAAGGTCTTCATTTCTGCAAGCAGGTCATCCAGCTCTTCAAGATTGAGCTTCGGGGCTCGGCGCTCTATTTCACGGTAGCGGCGCTGTGCCTCATTGCAGACGTATGCTTTCTGAGAGGGGTTGATAATGAAGTCCAGGCCGGTAGCGACTGCTGCAACCAGTCCAGCAATCCCTGCCAGCTTGGGCTTCGTGGCAATAAACCCGGCAAAAGCAGAGCTGCCTGCGACGAACGTCACCATGCGAAGCAGTCCGGCCAGCTTCGAAAAGAATCGCTCCTGCATCAGGTAAAACTTGCAGTTGTAGGAAATGTCGCCAACGGCTTCATAGTGGGTACGCGGATCGGTGCGAACAGTCATGGTTGTCTCCGTTATTCCTCCGCAGGTGAGGGTGGCGGCGGGGGCGCTTTGGTATTCTGAGTTTTTTCAAGGAGAGAGCCGTGCTTCGATTTTTGGCTATGTTGACCCTTATCGCTGCTCTGGCAGGCTGCGCTTCGAGCGGGCAGCCTATTTCCCAAGGCGCCGTGAGCCAAACTCAGGAGGGGGTGACAACTCGGGAAGACCTTATCAGAGCTTTCGGTCCGGTAATGCATACAGCGCGCGACACGTATGGGCGGACATTGCTTGGCTGGGGATACAGTCGATTTGGGGTATCCGAGGGGTTGGCGGTGGTCATCAGTGATGAGGGGAAAGCCATCGGCTATGGACTCCGGCGCGAACATCCGAGTAGGCAGCTTTGAGATACGGTCAGACGCCGTTCGCTATGTGGTCTGCACAGTGCAGACCGTCACAGTTCTGGCGGCGAACATTTGCAAGCAGTTGTCCATTGTGCGGCACACACCTACGGGGCAGTTGCTGCCGCCCGAACCTGTCCCGCAATTCGTGACGTCTGAGCCAACGCAAGGTTACGCCCCGCTCGGTTATGTGGCTCAGGGAGCGGGCGCGGCGTGGGTATGTTCGTTCAGTCTGGATTTCCGCCTATCTGGGGCATTGGCAATGGGGGCTTCCTCACTAACCGTACAGGGTAATGGTTTCAGCGGTGCCCAGAGTCCCGTGAGCGGCATAGCCGTCGGGGACATAGTCGGCATTCAGACCGACGAGCCAGCCGTAACACACTGGACTACCGTGGACTCAGTAGTTGGCAGTGACGTGGGGCTTAGCGAGGGAGTACCCATCCAGTGCAGTGCGGGCCGACGAGCATGCATCATAAGGTGGACGTAACCACCCCGCCCAGTGCGGGGTTTTTAATGCCTGGAGAAAAACATGCCTCTCTCTGAAATCCGTGCCTCGGCCATCACCCCGGCGCTTGAGCTGCTGCCCCCGAAAATGACCAGCCCAGAGGCGCTGATCATGCTGCTGACCATCGGCCTGCAGGAGTCCGGGCTCCAACACCGCCGCCAACTGGTCGGCAGTTCGCCCCGCCCGACAGGGCCGGCTACCGGGCTCTGGCAGTTCGAGCAGGGCGGAGGAGTCCGGGACGCGCCCTACCAGCGGGCCACCCTGCTCCAGCGGTGGGAGCAACACTATGCCCGAGCGGTAGCGGAGGTGCGGAATGGGTAAGGCTAATGCCTTGATCGCCACCGGCCTACTGCTGAGCGGCATCGCCATCGGATGGCAGGTCAACGGCTGGCGGCTCGGTGAGCAAATAGCCGAGCAGCGTGCCGGCCACATCGACCAGCTGAGTCTGGTTGCCGAAGCGAATGCCGCAGTGATCCGCCAGCAACAGTCCAAAATGCAGGCTCGCGTCAAATATGTTGCCCGCGAGATATGCACAAGGGTCGGCACGGGCATGCTCTCATCTAGGCTTTTCGAGCCCAAGGAAAAGCCAGGAAAAGGCAGGGCCGAGGGATAA